TCGGTATTTGTCCAATCTTTGTGTTCATTGTTTTCCATCTTTTTCGCCTCTCAACTTCTGCAACTTCGCCTTCAACTTGGCCTCTTTCTTGGCCTTCTTTCGGGCCTTCCGTAGCATTCTGCGGCTTTGTTTTGGCTTTGGTTTCTCCGCTTCCTTGCGAGCCTTGATTTCCGTTGAAGCCTCCATAAGCATAGAAATATACTTGGGTTCTGTGCTATCAACAATCTTTTCTAAGCGGGTTGCGATTTCACCGTATGAGCGATTAAACCGCTTTCGAGCCTCATCAATCGAAAGTTCGTAAAAGTTCAAAACCAAATCATATTCATCCTTTTGGTTCCAAAAGTGCGAAGGATATTGCTTTCGCAAACTGTAATATTTTTGAACAATACTTGCAGAAGAACGATTTCCTACCTTTAATGCTTTTACTTCCCCAAGAGAATCACAAGACAGAATAAGTTGAATTTCTTCATCAGAATAAGCAGTACCTCGTTCTTTTCTTGCTATCTTCTCAGGTTTGGGTTGTTTTGGCTCAGTCGTTTTAAGTGTAGCAAAATAACGAATAATCGTTTCAGGCTTTCGCAAATTCAAAGCCAGTGCTTCTTCAACAGTTCCACACTTCCTAATCAAGTCTAATTCCTTGTTAGACAAGCGGCCACCCTTATGCTTCGGCTTTTTTGGTTTCTTCGTCTTCTTTGGCTCCTTTGTCTTTTTTGGCTTTGAAGAAGCAGGTTTCTTAGCGGGTGTTCTGCCTTGCTTTTTCAACAAAGACCACCTTTGGTTATTTGCCGCTACCGAGCGACCATTATCCAATTTCATCGCTTTACTCCAAGAACCACAAGCAAGTAATTCTTCTTCCTGTTCCTTTGTCCATGCATTTGCTGGTTTCATTCTTTTCATCTCCTTTTTTATTTTTTCTTTTTGTGTTTTAATTTCCTTCTCCACTTTGTCCTCATGTGAGGTTTGTGTCAGGATGAAGTCAATATCGTCTTCATTTATGATTCTCTGGTATTGTTCCTTGAATCCTGTGATAATCTGCGGCGTTCTAAAATTATTTAAAAACATAGAGCGCACAAAGTCTGATTGTTCAGTGGTAAATTGAGTTTTAACATCAATACCCATAATAGTGTTATATCTGGTTTTACAGACATGGCCAACAGTATTTCTCTTAAACTTAGCATTCACTTGCCTAGCAATTTCAGACCAATTAAAGCCTTTCATTCTCATGACAATCAAAAATCCGTCTTCATCATTTGTCCATTCATATTTTTTTCCTCTGGTCATACATTCACCACCATATATTCTCTTATTTCTTCTTTATTAAAATATCTTTGCGTCCATTGTGCGCCAATTCCTGCAATTGCGACTTGCATGAAATGAACATTGCTATTTGTTCCATCCCATGAATCTCCTTGACAAGAATAACTTTTATCATCCCCCGCTAAAAGCATATCGTACATTTTAGGGTCAGCCTTATGCGACACAAGCGCAGCGTTTCTACCTTGCGCTCGTAGGTCAAGCCATTTAAGGGTTGTGTTGTATAACGTTCTTCTTACTCCGATGTTATCCACACAACAAATCACAAGGTCATAGCCTTGCATTTGTTTTTCAGTCAAAACTGGGTATTTGCTGAAAGTAGCAACAGATTCATAGGAATCCATCATTACTTGAGCCTTATTCTGTCCAACATGACCTTTCTTAAAGTTTTGATAGGGTAAATTCTTTGTTTCTACTCCATCAGGGTCAGCCACATGAATGCGGTAAAGACCAACTTTATCTAAAATAGGAATTAGAAAACTTCCAATTCCTCCTGCTCCAATTACTAATATTTTTCTCATTTTTATTCCTCCTTAAATTGAGTTCTCTTATCATGGAAAGGATTTTCCATAGTTCTTTTAATTGTTTGTGGGGTAAATTTACCGCCCTTTTTTCCTTTGAATCCTTTTTCATTCAATGTTCTAGCGATTCCTGACCAACTTTGATTTTGATTTCTCATTCTTTTCATTTCATCAATAACTGCTTGTTCATCCCAATTAGGAGTTAAGTTACCTTCATCATCTTTATCCCAACCATAAATTGATTGAGTAAAAGATTTGAAGTTGTTCTTATTTCTCTCCATACCTTGTTTAGTTATTTTAGACCATACTAATGTATTGAACCTATCATGTATAGTTGGTTCTAATACGGGGCGGTTAATAAAACGGGTAATAATCATAAAAATTATTCCCGTAGTCAGGCTTCCTATTACTATTCCTAATTCTAGTTGCATATTTATTCCTCCTTAACTAAACAAATGGTTTCCTCCACCATTGTTGATTTTATTTGACATTTCTGTATCTTGATGATTAATCACTTCTTGCAACAAATTAAACTTAACGAAGAACATATCGTCTAATTCTTTTGCTTCCAGCCTAACTAATGTTGATGCAGGAAAGAGAATAATACCTTCTTTATCATTCCTCACTCCTAGCATATCCGAAAACATGGCATTACCCACGACTAATTCTCCAGACACCGTATGGTGTTCGTATTCATTTTTATTGTTCTGTATATAGTATGTTAATTTTACATTATTCATATGTTCATCCCCTTTGTTATGTTTTCAAAGGCCATAATAGATAACCAGTCCTCAAAAGAAATATTCACTTCTTTTCTTCTAACTCCTTCGGAATGAGTATTCCTCAATAATGTCATTATCATTTCTTTATGTTCTAAAAATGCTTTCTCTGTTTTTTCTTGATTATTCATATTTATTCCTCTTTAATTGCTCCACATTTTGTGCAGGTGTATTCAATTATTAATTCTTCAAACATTACAGCATCAACGCCATATCCTTCCCAGAAGGTACCAGCATAACTGTCTGTCTGTTTCCAATCGTGTTCACACATCTTTTTTCACCTCAAAACGATTTACCGTGCATAAATTCACGGTTTTTATTATATTCTAATTTAGCAAGAATCGCACCTGCTATGTCTAAATCTTTACCAAATGCATAATCCATAATACGAATTACTGCATCTGCCAATTCCTCTTCAAGATTAGTAAATTCAATAATCTTGTTTGATGAGGGATTGCCCTCACGCAAAGCCTCCAATGCCTCGCTTATTTCAGCATGGATTAAAGCCATCCTTTCGCCATCATTTACTTCACCTTTCCAAAATCCATGATTAACTGCGTTAGTATAAACTTTCTTTGCTATTCTATTCCATTCTTTCTCAAACATCAAACACCACTCCCATAATGAAACTGTTCGTAAAAGTGTTTAGCGGTATAATAACAACCCTCTAAAGTATCTTCATTGATTGTCTCACCACGACTTACTTTCAAACTAAAAATCCAGTCTGCGATTTCTTTCACGGTAGCCCCGTTGCTTAACATAATGTGTAGTTCACTCATTAATCCCATTTTATTCACCTAATTCACTTAATTGTTTTCCTTTTACTTGACGAGCATTTTCAAGACCAACCATGCCAAGTATTTCTTTGGTCTGTCTCCAAATCACCCAACGAGAAAAGCCTGTTTTCTCCGAGAGTAATTTATCTTTGATTGAAGTATTGACATTCATTTTAGCACTAATCCAAATGATTGCCGCATAATAAGACCTTCCTTTATTAAAGGTGTTCTTTTCTACTTTTGCTTCAAAGAACTCCAATACTTTCAAGCATTGTCTTCTAAACTCTAAATCATTACTTACCTTAGATAAGGTTTGCTCAAGTTGATACTGAGGATTAACTTGAACATAGTTTGCACTATTGCGATAAACTTGATTAATTTTCCTAACTAGTCTTTTAACAGACTTTTCATTAGGATTGAATTCAGCCATAACATCTTTCATAGGATGCGGAGTTCCGTTTTCTTTTAGAGCGTAAAAAACAACAGCAGTTGCTCTTGCTTCTAATTGTGTTCTACCAAAAATATTTTTGTTGTGAAGTTCCATATATATTTTTTCAACTCTTTCGTTAAGATTTAGGTTAGGCGCAACTTGCGCTAGAACCATATTACAATGCATAAGAGCCCTTTGAATATGTTGTGGAACAACGCTGTTTTTTCCAAACTTATTAAATTTGAAAGAGCCTTTTCCAGTAATGACTGAGCCTAATTTGCCTTTATCGGCTGAGTGTTTTAGATTACCCACTTTGTCCATAATATGGACCGTTTCTTCAAATAGTTCTTGAACTAAAACTAATCCACAATCAGCGCAGACTCTTTCTCCAAGAGTTTCATCATAAATATTTTCGCTACAACCACACTCATCGCAAATCATTTCTATCAATCCTATATTCATTCGGTTCAGCCTTAAGATAAGACTTAATTGTATTTACTATTTTTATTGTTAAAGAATCGTTTAGAAGGGCTAATGCCCTAGTTGCGAATTGGTCGCCTAATGGAGAACCTTCTGCCATGTTATCAATACAAATCGGCCCTCGCCAGTCAGGTTCAGTGTATTTGCTTCCAATAATAATTGAAACATCCTCTTCATCTCTTATTGTTTCTTTAAGAGGTTGCCAAACAAAGGTAGAAACCATTTGAATACCAGACTTATATCGGTTATTAGTAAGTTTCCAATCGTAGTCTTTACCTCTAATAAAGAGAGTAGTCAAAACTCCACTTTCATCATAATGGGCAGAAATGCGTCCTTTATGCTGTACTAACATATCAGCAACTAATTCCAATGCTCTTGCATCTACGATGTCTTGCATACGATTTTGCATTAAAAACGCTCGCATAACTTTATCCTCCGCATCCGTTGGTTCACGACCCATTAATCTAGTATATAATTTCTTTGGGCCTAGAAGTTTCCAACTTCCCCTTTTCTTACCATGCAAGTAAAAATTACAGTATGAATCCAACTGTTTGGGAGTAATTTCACCCCAAACACCATCACTAATTTCCATAGCCAGCATTTTATCATCAATTTGCATGACATTCAAACGAACATCTTGTTTGACCCAATCATGAATAAAATGATACGGTGCACGATTTTCTAAGCAATACTTGACATTTTCTGGTAAATCTAGGGTCGCATATAGTGAAGATAACAATGTTGCTCCATCTTTGTTAAAACACGCTTTGTAAGTAACTCTAGCCAAAGCAGAACAAATAGTTGCTAGACTGTAAGACTTACCGTTTAATTGATAACGAATACCTTCTCTTGAAAGAACAACTGGGCATTCTTCAATGAAAACAATATGATGAAACTGCTCACCAAAACCATAATCATTGTAATAATTCCGTCTTTTTCTTCTTGGAGAAATAAGATTTCTCCAATAAGATTCAAGTCCTGCTTGAATTGGGTCTTTTGCTGACCTAGAATAACTCACTATTTTTTCTTCGGGGAAAAGAAAGGTTTCGCAAGTAATATTGCAAGTATGATACATTTGGCTATCATCTGGTTTTAATATTTTAAGTTTCATATTATCACATCATATATACATTTTTGTTATCTATATTGCAGGAGTCATGTATTTCATTTTTAATTTCGTGAGCCAATAATAATTGACCACCGCAAACACGACAGCGTGTGGCTATCGGCTTATTATTTCTTTTACTGAGAACGTATTGCGGGTCTTTTTCTTTCATTTATATTCCTCATTCTATTTTTTATTTTATCCATTGTTTGAATAAAAGTTTCATCATATTCACTATTAGCCTTATAATAATCAATGGCTTCTCTTATCTTCTTATATTCTTTTTTAAGATATTGAGAGAATCCCATCTCGATGGCTTCCTGTTTTTCCCACAGACATTTCATTACAGTAGTATTTAGCCTATATATTTTTTCGCTGTCATCCATGTAAGAATCACAGACATTTATTGCCATTACTATTTTTTTAAGAGACTCATCAGATAGGTCTCTACACATAATTGTTATTGTTTCTAAATACTCTTCATAATCTTTGAAGAGTTTCATTTAATCACCTTAAATTTCGCAAGCCCCACCTGCACAGGCTAATTCGCCTGAAAGGTCAGTATCATCTTGTAGTTCCTGAATCATGGTTAAATCAACATCTTTTAGAGATTGAGTCAATTTATCATATGTTTCTTTATCACAAGTTTCAAACGGTGCTTGAGTGTATGTTCCGCCATCATAAGGTAAAACAGATAAACCGTTGTAATAATGGCGATTAAGCCACATCCAATCGGCAACAGTTTCCCATTCGTCTTCTTTGATAGAAGCGGTAGCGGAAACGTTGTGAGTATTTAATCCGTCATTATGTCCTGCACGAACCCAACGAATGCTAAAGTTTTTAACTCGTTCTAACAAATCAAATACTGATTCATGGCGAGTAATTGCGCCTTTTGGTGCTTTTTGCGGAACTGAAATAACAGCCTGTTCGTGCGGATTGAAAAACTCATCCTCAACTAATTCAGGATGATGTTTTACGAGATAACCATAAATTGCTTCATTCTTACCAACACGCAAACGACGAATATAATATTCATCATGATAAGCATGAATACCACTACTTGTGCCAAGAACAAGGGAAGTGGTTCCAGCAGGTTTAACACAAGTTGTTCTTGATGCTGGATTAATCCCTATTTCTTTAGCAACACGCTCATTCTCTTTCTTAACTTCATATGCGGCCATTTCTAAATCTAAATGCTCAACAACATTTGAAGCAATTCCTGTCATTGAAACACCGAGCAAAGCATCCTTTTCAGTTGCTTTACGCCAAACTTCACGAAGATAATGGAAATCAGTATATCCAGCCTGTAATGTTCCTAAAAACGCTGCGGCTGATACTCTTGATTCTAAATCGGCTTGGTCTACAATATCTGAGGCATTTACCTCAGTTAAATTACAAAATTGATATGGTCGTAGTGCAATTTCGCAACAAGGGTTAGTTCCCCAGTCTTTATCATTATTAAAATAAATTCCAGGTTCTCCTGAACCAGATGCTTTAATTCTGTTCCACAAATCCATAAAGAAATCTTTAGTTACTCTATGTCGTAGTAATACTGCTGAATTGTTTGCTCTGCCTCTTTGTGGATTATTTTCCCACCAATTACCAGATTTACAAGCAATCATTTCATGGTCATCTGCTGAAAATAGGCTAATCATAGCCGCACGACGAATACCACCGCTTAGAACTGCATCTGCAATATGGCACATAATATCGTGTGCTTGAATTGGTTTTAACATAGAACCATTAGGAATGTTTTGAAGCATACCTTCAATTTTAACGAGACATTCTCTTAATGGTTGTGGGCCTGGCGCTTTTCCACCAGAAGTTTTCAAAAGAGAACCTTTTGGTCTAATATCCGAATAATCAAATGTAGGTGTAGATGTTCTAATACCAGTATAACATTCCATTAGAATTTTTACTGCATCAGCCCAACCTTCTATTGAATCATTGACTAAATATCGTCGTTGGCGACTTGGGTTAGGATGCTGAATAGGAGTCATTAATTCAATATGGTGTCGCTGAACTGAATATCCTACGCCTGTTCCTCCTAATAATAGGAACATAGCCTCGCTAAAAGCGATGTGAGTATCAATAGGCATATAAGCACAATTATAGACCCGATTAGGGCTGATTTCAATTGGCTTACCACCGAATTGCATTGAACGCATAGAAGGAAGAACCTTTTTGGTTTTAACAAAATGAGTATAAACATCTCTAATATCTTCTTCAAGTTGAGGGTATGTTTTGATGTGCATTTGCATGTTTCTTTCTACAATTTCATCCCACGACTCTCTTCGCAAAATTTCTGGATTGTATTTTGCATATTTCATGTGAACTGTAATGTCGCTTAAAATTTTCTTATTGGGGGCTTGAGTCATATTTAACACCTGTATTTACTTCTTTTAGGTAGTTCTGATAAATTAGAAAAAGAGGCTAACCAACGAGTGCCATCAGTTATCACCCATTCTTTTTCTTCAAGGAATACCCAGTCCTTAAAATGCAAAATTGCATCTTCACCGCAGGTATTCAACAAATCATCTGTTGATGAAAATGTTTGCCCTGCGTATTCTATCCGAGTCTGACCGTCGCAATAAATGTAGCCCCGCTTTCCCATAGCGAGGACATGACGGGTTGGGTAGAAGTCGGGTTTTACAATCGCTAAACCATTTATCTCAATAGCGGAGGAATATTTCCATCCTTTGAGGTCTAGCATTATTTTTAATCCATTTTGGTTGATAAAATTTATCAAATCGGGTGTCATCACCCAAAAAAGGGGATAGCGTAAGGAGGATTAAACCTCACGCTACCCCCTAAATTGTTGGAAGAGTATTGAAATGAATTAATCTCAACAGTTTCCTCCAACAATAGCGGGGGTCAAATCAACCGATTGAACAGAATCCCAATTAATTTCTGCGATTTGTTCTCTTGCGACCATTTCACCATCAATAAAGACCCAATGGGTCGGGTGTCGGTCAATTTGGTCAATAACTTCGCTATCTGCGAGCATAACTTCTGTGTGGCCTGTTTCATTCATAATTCTTAACTTAATCATCGTATCATCTCCGTTGTGTTTTCTCTACTCTTCCAAAGTATATAAAGGAGTGCAAAAATCACTCCAAAGGGTAATCGGCATCATCAAGGGCGGCAAGTAAGCCAAGACCTACTAAGCCCGTTGCTAGTCCTATTGTTCCTAATGCTGCAATTTTAATCAGTTTTCCTAACATTTATTTCATCTCCTTCATTATTTTAATTATTTTGTTATTCAACGCAACTAATTGCAGTTGAATTTTGTTTTGGAACTTTTTGTTCTCTTCGTTCATCTTGTTAATTTGTTCAAGTAATGTCTCTTGAACTTTGGTCTCAAGATTATTAATCCTAATATTATTGGATTCTTCAATAGTGGCATAAACCTCAGTACCTGTCATATTTTGAAGACAGTTGCTAACTTCCGCACCAATCAAAACATCAATATTGGAAACTTTCAAAGCAAGACTCTCTATTTCTCTACGAAGAGAAGATTCGAGGTTATTCTGAGTTCTTTTCACATGACGCTCAGCCGCACTTTGTCTTATTCTACCATGACATTCATGGCATCTACGTTCCCATGTTGCTGATTTTAGGCTTTTTGTTTGAAAACTAGCACCACATAAAGTACATTCTTTTGTTAATCCTACCATATTTATTCCTCCCTGTCCATTTTCTCAAATGCTCTTTGTTGTTCAAGATATGCATTCAAAATCATATCTAGTTTTTCAGGTAGAGCATCAACAATACCTGCAATTAATCTTCGGTTAAGACTTAACCAAAGACGGTGGTGAGTATTTATTACCACTTTTGGTTCATCGTTTTCATTCTGTGATATGACCATAGGTGGCATATCTTCTGCATCAATAATTCTAAATTCTACATTCATATTAATTCCAACCTTTCTTCTCTTAGCACAATTGGGTGTTGAAAGAATCGCCCAATGTGTTGTCCTTCTTCATCATACATATCTTCTATTAAATGCATATGACAAAATTCAATTGCTTCCTGTGTAGGAGTATATTTTCTCTTAAAACCATAACTGCTACCAGCATATAGTTGAACATGATGCTTTAAAAAGAATCTGTTTAAAGAAATCAATATTGCACGAATAGTATTCATCATTGATTCTTCGGTGGGTTTAATCAGACTCGCATGTATTAAAGCATTTTTAAATTCTTCATATGATACTTCATTGTTATTCAAAAGAACATTAAGAACAACAGTTTGCATCGTTTCTGTTTCACTAAACATTTTTATTCCTCATTTGTTGATTACCGTTGCGCCTTGAAATAACATATGGTCGAGGGTATATAAAGAACCCAAAATCGAGGCCCGCTAACTCAAGGCTGGTCATAAATGATAAATGGCGGGCATAACAGGAATCGAACCCGTATCTTCGGCTTAGAAGGCCAAAATGCTATCCATTACACCATATGCCCATAAGCCATTTATCATTGTGAATACGCTTCCGCAAGCGCAAGGGCATTGATTACATTCTTCGTATGAATGATGCCTTCAATTCGTTGAATGTCGTCATTTTCGTTCCTATCTACCGAATTGACAACTAACTGTGCTACAATTTGAGCAAGTTTTTGTGGGCTTGTGTTCACCATCAAGCGAGTTAATTCTTCTTTTAAGTGGTCTTTGAACTGTTCATTCAATAAACAGTCCATACACTCAACGTTTTCCATTATCTCAAGACGGTGGTTTGGCACTTTATACCAGCCTGTTCCATTACAAATCTTACATTCCATTCAGAAATCCTCCGTGATATTAAACAAACGGACTTTCTTTTGATTCCAATACTGTAAAGTAATCATACCAAGAATCAGCATATTATAATTTTGTGCTGATTGATTTATGCGAAACTTCTCGACAGACAATTCATAGAGTTTTCTTGCTGATTCTGCTTTACTCATAACCACTTCTTCTTCGAGTGATTCATATACTTTTCCAAATTCTTTACGCAAAGATTCTAATACTTTATTTTCAAAATCACTATACATTTTTATTCCTCCTCTAGTTTGATTCTTTCTTGTTGAATGGGTTCATAGGGAACAACAAGGATTCCCCCAAGCCAGTATAAAAATACTGCTAACAGGCTAAGAACGATGATATATCCAATCATTCCTCTTCCTCCAAAATGGCACGATATTCTTCCATGAAAAACTTCTCATATTTAATAAATATAAGCATTTGTAAATATTTGTACAAAGGATAGCCTACGGCAGTCTGTTCTACATTTTTGCTAAGACAACCTAAACCAAATGCTACATGAGAAATATCGCCATAATAGATAGGAACGAGGCTATCAACGAATTCAAAAACATAATCTTCGTTGCTTCCGTGTTCATCGTAATATTCTTTTGCTGCTTCTTTCCAAGTAATTCCATCATACATATCTTCTATTAAATGCTCTTCCATATTTATTCCTCCTCCTGATAAAAGTGAGCATGAACAAAGAAAATTAGCCAAGAGTAGAAGTCCAGATTATGTAGTCCTTCTGACATATCTTCTTTGTATTGTTCTTTTACAATTTCTTCAAACGTTTCAAAATGAACCATAAAATTCATCTCTGATTTAAGTCTTTCTTCGTTAGTTAGTGGTTTTGGTTTTTTCATTTCTATTCCTCCATTAGTTGTTTTGGATATCGTGGGTTTCGGGAATTGTAGGCACGAACCCCTACATTGTATTTTTTTGCGAAGTGATTCGCAGGAAACCAATCTGGTCGCCTATTTTGCCTCCATTCAGCAATATCCCATTTGCCTTCAAGGTAATAATGACGGTAGGATTCAATCACATAATCCCAATTATGTTCGGGCAAAGGATTAGGAATACGATACTGGTTATCCATAGCAATAGATACTGGTGTCAAAGAATCTTCATTGTATTGAAAATCAATAACTAAATCAGTATGAGAATTACATTGAAGTATTCTTTGATGTGTTCCATGTTCTTTATCATAACGATAAGAGTATTCATTACAAAGAGCCAATCCATGTTCAAAAAGCCACATGAAATTACTGAAAGATTGCCTCGCCCAAACGGTTGAGGGGTGGTTAAGCATGGCTGGCTTCATTAATTTTGACTCGATGGCGAGGTGAAAAGCCTTAAGTTCACGCAAAGTCGGTTCTTTACCATGTTCTTGAACATATTGCATGTAAAGAATATTAGTATGCAGCATTTGACAGGTTTCAGTCGGCATTTTGATAATGTGCTTATCAATCATTTGTTCAGCACATTCTTGTGGATTTCGTGATAATGCAAAGATATTCATTACTTCCATCCTCTCTGATTTTTTCCAGCGTTGCGTTCGATTTCATCTGCTTCGCTAATTAGCCAAGTTAGAACGGTTAATTCTGACCCCCAATCATCACCATATTGTTCATTTTCTTCCAAGAAGTCCATTACTTTTCTAAGGCTATCTCTTATTTCATGGCTATTCATTCTTCTTCCTCCGTAGATAAATCATGCATATCAAACACTTCTTCACAAGAGACATATTCTTTAATGGAGATAGTTTTGTTTTTAATGTTTGCTTCAAAGATGTTATTTGAGAACTTATTTCGTTCTTTTAGTGCTTCTCTAAATGTTTCCATAGTAGGGTATTGCGTGATAGTTGTTTTACTAACTGTCCCATCATTGTGAATAATGTTTCCATACTCAATTTCTACATTCATAAATTTAAGTTTCATAATTAGTCCTCTTTACAATCAAAGTCCTTGTTTTCATGACGATAATACCAACGACGAACCAATTCACGAATTGTTTCACGGTCTGTCAAAACAGTCATCAATGCCTCATGGTTGTGTATATCAAATGGCCCATGATTTGCTGATTTTCTATCTTCACGATTTGCAGTATAACCAACACCGCACTTCGTAAGAACATCAAATAGTTGTTTCATCGCATTGATTGAACCACTGCCATATTTATCACTTAATAGCCTTTCTACGTTTGCTTTTGCTTTTTCTATATTCATATTTATTCCTCCTCATCGTATGTATTCTTCAATACTCCCAATTCATGTCGAAGAAGGCTTACACAAATTTTCCAATGTGAATCATTCCTTTCTTCGTATTGTAATGCTTTAGCAGCATAATCAAGTATTTTATACAAACATTCTCTTCGTTCTTCATTCATTTTCATACATCCTTTTTATTGATATTTGGTATGCTTGATAAGGAGGCATACCTAAACTCCTTAATTGTTTAAATATTCTTTTTCTATTATTTTCCGCCCAACAACTCCTGAGTAAAAACTCTTTTTTGTATAGACGGTGATTCTGACTTGGAATTACATCTTTCATTAATTTCATATTAGCACCTCTTAGTGGGGAAAATGGCTCCTAGTAAACTGCGAGAAACTAGTATTCCGTGAGGTAGAATTACCATTTTTACTGGAAAAACCCCGTGAGTGGGTGCAGGAAAACCATCTATGCGTAGACAAGTATTTGATGATTTTTACTTTTAAACCTGCTTTTTCAATAAGGGCATGATATTGAGGCCCATACAAGCAAACCCCATGTTTAACCCTTCATTGAATGTGTTGTTTAATTAATTCACTTGCTTGAATCTTATTCAAACCAGTTGTTCGGCCTTCATAGCCAAGACTTAACAAGTAATTAATTTGTTTTTCAGTTGCCTTTTCCTTTACAAGAACTCTTTGTAAAGTAGACAATTGTCTATCAGTCATTTCTTTGCCTTTAAGCATTTGTTCTTTAACACTAGACAGAAAGGCTCGTTCCCAGTCATTACCAGCAAATGATTCATCAAACACAGGTACGCCATAATAGTCGCACATATTTTCAAAGTCATCATTGATTGAAGTTAATGTTTCTTCTTGCTTCATTTGTTCAGCAATCTTTTTCGCTTTTTCACGCTGTTCTCTTTCTTGTCGTAGTTTCTGATTAATAAGAATCTGTTCTTGCCTACGCTTTTCATCTTCAATTGCTTGAAGACGACGCTTCTCAACATTTTCAGGAAGATTGTAAATACGCAAACGCTCGGCTTCTCTTGCTTCTGCTTCTAAACGCCTTCGTTCCCTTCTTTCTTCTGCAAGTCGTTGCTTTTCTGCTAAATCAGCAATACGCTTTGCTCGCTTTTCTTTTGCGTCATTAAATCGTGGCAAATACTGGGCTTGCATTACATAGAACAAAGACAAATCTTTCATTAGATTGTCATTAGGATAACCTGTTGTATTAATCTGTGCTTTTGGATTATCGGGATGATTCCATCGCCAAACGATAGAAGCCATCTTATAATCAGGAGAACCAAATTGCCCATCTGCTCGCTTACGGATAACCTTTTCAGTATCATACCATTCAGTTTCAGGGTCATAATAGGTTTTGTTTGTATCACGAACATTGTAGAATAAATCCATTTCTTTGACTGAATCAAACATCATTTCAAATCCAGCACCGTTGGCTTTCCACCATGCTTCGGCTTTCATTGATTTTGTTCGCACATCAATCCATGCTTGAATCTTTTCATCTGTAATAGCATCAACAGAAATACCTTCATCTTCTGCAATTGCTCGCATAATTAGATAAGTATTGATATGGTCGCTACCAACACATTCAACAACACCATTTTCAGTATTGGTGATTTGAAAGTGATAAACTACAATATGTCCACAAAGACACTTACCTTGCCCCATTTGTGAATTAGCGACCCAATCAGGAACTTCTTCGTTTCCTGCCCACCAAACTTCACCAGTAGCAATCCATTCTTCTTTTGCTTCATCATAGTTATCAGCAACGGACAATTCGACCATTTTGCGCTTTAGGGCTTTATCCCAACGGCCATTACCAAGTTCACGCTTTGCCACAATTGCTTCCATTTCACTCATCTTCCTTTGTTTTAAAATCATTCCATGCATCAAACTCTAATTTAGTTTGAATTGGATAGCCCTTAGATTTACCAAAGGCATTTAAATTATCAAGTGTAATATCTTTATCGGCCTCTTCCCAGTTATCTCGGATAAACCAAATAATCGCATCACACCAACGGTCATCTTCCATCATATATGCAACCATATCATTGTATGACCACATTTCAGTTATCTTCTCAAATTCTTCGTATTCCATTTTATCACCTCAAATAATACCTGGTTTTGGACCACAGTAGAATAAATTCTTTTTGGCCCGTGTAATCGCTACATAACAAATGTTGTTCTCTTCTTTGTTTCCAAGAGGATGTGGCATTCTATCAGTTGCGAGAATATATACATTATCTGCTTCAAGACCTTTAGCCTTGTGAACAGTCGAAAGCATAATTTCACCTTCATCTTTTCCGTCAAAAACACGCTTAATTTCTTCAATAATTCCACCAACAGTTGTTGCTTTCCTCATAAAGATTGTAATACAATTAGCCTTATCTTCAAGAGCCATAGCCTGATTTTGTTTTCCTAAATCAAGTAGCCGCTTATAATTGTAAGTAAAGTCTTGCTGAAACAATTGTTCAAACTCTTCAATGCCCATGTGGTTGTTCTTTGTAATCTTGTGTACGGCATTAATTAAACCTTTTGTCATGTCTCTTCCGAGAATGTAGGCCGATTTGCCCTGAGAAATCAAATCATAAAATGCTCCAACTAAAGGAGCATTATAACGACAAAGAACCATATCGTTGCGTTGTGGATTAAACGGTGCATCTACTACAACCGTTCCATCAATAGCAAAATCAGGCGCACTAAACTCCTTTACATATCTATTGGCTTCCTTAACAACCGCATTTGGACATCGCCATGTAATGGAGAGTGGTAATTCGGTGATTTCTCGACTTGTTTCTTCGAGTCGTTCTCGAAAAAGACCGATTGAGTTTGAATCAGCACCTCGGAATCCATAAATTGCTTGGTTTTTATCACCAACAATGATGCAACGACCACCATTCACCGATAAAGAAATCATCTCACGCTGAATCTCGTTGAAATCCTGTGCTTCATCAACAAACAAAACATCGTATTTTGGGAAAGGATAGTCATTTACAATGGGCATCCAAATCATATCATCAAAATCAACGTGATATGTTTGTGTTTTACACATAGTTAATATAGCAGGAATGCTTTGAATCGCTATTTCTTCTTCACGGTCTGAGTTAAAATTGATATTATATTCATCAATCAGGAAATCAATAGCAACTCGATTAGTAGGATTAATACGGCTACCTTTGACCAAAGATACTAATTTTTTAAGTGGAGCGATGTGATAATCAGCACCTAAAAGTTCTTTAATGATATTGTTCAACTTAAAATTGTTTACCTTCGTTTTAACTCCTGCCGCACGAATCGCAGCGAAGCCGAAAGCATGGAATGTTTTTGCTTCCACACCAGTTGGAAGTCTTTCTGCTAATTCAGTAGCAATAGATTTATTGAACGCTAAAAAAGCAGCCTTTTGACCATTGATACGATTTGCCGCTTCAACAATCGTTGTTGTTTTTCCTGTCCCTGCACCTGCATTTACAATTAGGTGGTTATCTGTTTTTTCTATGCAATCAAAGATTGCTATTTGTTCATGTGTGTGTTTCATATTATTACCTCATTAATATGTTGAATGCGAGAGGAAACTGCTTCATGGTGTTTGGCCACTATCTCCATTTGAGCATTTTGCAGTTATTATTGGATAAACCTCGTGAAAAGGCGGGGAAAGGAGCAGAGCCGATTGCTCGGCATTTACTTCATTAGTAGCCCCCTTGCTCAACTTTCCCCATGTGGGTGGAAGAAATCATTCGTATAATAGTCCTTCTTCGTTAGAAGATAAATAGACTTATTACCTGCGTTGTTGAATTTATTACCGATTCAACGCCCCTTCTAGTCGGGGTGAGGGGTTTCATAGTTTCTAATGTATCTATCTTCCCTATATTATAATGATTATTACTTTGCAAACTTCCATGAATTTAAAATAAGTGCTGGGAGCAGGATTTGAACCTGCGAACCATTTTAGGACAGGAGTTTAAGCCCTGCGCTTTTAACCATGCTCAGCCATCCCAGCGTATTTACTGTTGTTCAATAATAGCCACGCAATTCTATTTACAAAAGTGAAATAAGTCTGCTTTGCGACTGTTCAAGAACACCTTCCGCATCGGGGGGCGTATATGGTCGGAGGACAGGGGTTGCTCAGGCGAACAAATCTAAAACCCTGCGTTTTGATAGAAATAGTAGATTAGCCACAGGGAAAAACCTATGACTAGACTGCCCCAAAATAACTTCAAACGAACATTATTGGGCGGGTTGCATTTTGGATTGAGACAATAATGACTAGTTGAAATAACGCCATGATGAACATAAGATTCAAGAAGATGATTACTGTCTTTTGGTATGTCAATACCGCAAGATTGGCAAATTAAATCCTCTTTTGCCTTAACATAAACTTCTTCAACTAAACGCATCAAATCAACCCAAAGGGAGGGAGTTGCCAGCGACAAATCCTGCATTTACAGGAATGTCCGAACAGGACATGAACTGCTCGTCAAATTTTATTTTGGCTGACAACCCCCAAGAAAAGGGGGGAATTGCAGGGGAACAGATTCCCCCACAATTCGGCATTCATCAGGATAAATCCTAATGATTCAGATTAAGAGTCCTTAGACTCAAAATCCCCGTTGTTCAGGTCAAAGACCTGATTGGTCGCTTTTTGAGGTTTTAGTCTCAAAGCGTGGTTTCGTTGTTTCCTAAGAGGGAATCAACGCTACCGTCCCAAGAACCACTCTTGAACATTTTGCCAAGATTGGTTCTGGTTCGCTTAACAACAGCAGAAGCGTATTCTTCTCCGTTGTCAAAAGCACCGCCACCAGATTTGATGTGCTTCATGGTAATTGCACCAATAATTGCATCGTGGTTGTAGTAGCCTAATGCGGCTTCTTCAACAACTCCACAGATTCGGTCAATTGAAACACGAACTGCGGCTGGAACTGCGCTCTTTTGGCCTCGACGGAATGGAGTTCCGTCTCTTCCCTTCAAAAGAGCCTTTAATGCTCCTTCTGCGGCAGTTCGCTCATTAGGGTTGTTTGTCCCAATTTGCAGGTTCAGTTCAATAACTTGACGCAATCCTGCATCAAGCGTAGTGTCGGCTTCTAGGTATTCGTTCACCTCAATGACGAGGCTTTCCCATGTGGTATCATCCATGTTATCTCTCTCCTTCCCCTTTGCGGGGTATCTTCAACACTTACTTTTGGGTATATAAAGGAGTGCAGAAATCACCTCAAATGCACCTCATTGGACGGATTACTACCCTTTTTGTTAGGCAGGGCGCAGACACCTGCAACTTCTTTCACTTGATTCTAAATTAAACAAATCACAACAATACATTACAATAAAACAATTCGTATTTATTTCTTTCAATAGTTTGCCCAATGAAATAAGTTTTGTTATCCGACGCATGAGACTGTCTCGGCTATTGTCTCATTGTGAGACGATGGGGTTATGCAACACAACCCTACAAAACCTTGCGGAAACCTGCAAAAATAAGTTGTCTCATCTCGTCTCATGCGAATCATGGATATATTTCTCTACACACCCCATAAGAAAATAAGGGGTTCTGTAAGAGAAGAAGAAGATGATGATGATGATGAGATGATGAGATAATGAGACAGTATAAATTATATTTTTACTTATGTTGCATAACCTTAGTGATTCTTCCTTGAGTTGTCTCGTCTCATTCCCTCCCGAAGATGAGACAACCGATTTATTTTACTATAATACTAATATTGAATATAAGAATATGAATACGAATTAATATAACCACAGTTGAAACTGCTATGTCAAAATTGACAGATTTTTTGGGGATGAAATGTTTTCCCTATTTCAGTTGGATTGACTATCCTCAAATAAGAAAGTTCTACGTTCTTTGATATATTCAAACCATATGGTTGTTGATTGCTTTGCAATTAATAACCTTATTTGGCGTAAGAACCAATTTTTTGCTTCGGGGCATGCAACCCCGAAGGGGAATAGCATCAATGGCCCAATAGACGGGGTTAATGCACATTCTTTCCTGTAGTGGGACACAAAGCGGATATGATGACTAAATGGTTAATTATTCGTTCCCTGTGAAAGCGATTAAGGCTCAAAAGGCGCATGACTACTAATCATGTTCGTAAGAATGGTTCATAGGCTCTTAAGATAACATAAGAGCGTCTATAAGTGAGAGCGACCCAATCGCTTCTATGATGGAGATACCCAGTTCTTCTTCCCACCTTTCATATTCCTTTGGTTGATTGGCCATATATACCAATCGGAAACAAAGCCGAAACAAACGCAGTAAAGCCCGAAAGAAACATGGAGTGTACGAGATACTAGTTATCTGCACGAAGGCATGAAAAACAAAGTACGGGGGTAAGTCGGATTAATGGAGTAGGCGGCGTTTTTCATATTCAAAAGTCGCAACGGACAAATTAGCACGAAAAAAACTGCATTAGGCTTTTCCCTGTCCCGTTGCGACCATGTTTCTTTTATGGTTCTATTAATGCAAAGCATTAACACCACCATATGGTGTTACTTTGGATAAACCCGAAGGGAGCAGTTTTACATCAGCAGATGCTCAGGATGGCGCAGGTGGCAGAATGCTCCTCAAATCCACTCTTTGAGCAAATCAGAGGTAATATCCTGCAATTGGGTCTGCAATTCCTCATACAAGAACTCCATAGCACATTTAGCCATTTCTTTAGCAAAGCCAGCAATAGACTGCTCCATGATGAATATTCCAATCATAGCATTAGGTTCATCAGCAAACTCGGTAAAATCACGCTTAACGGCGTTATTTACTTGGGGTTCAATCCAGTTCTTCAACAAAGGAGACATTTCAGCAAGTCTAAGCACTATTTCTCTTGACATGCTTTTATTGTCTTGTTCTCTATTCTATACGGTATTTACAAAGCAATACCATATGGTTGTTTTTTGCTTTGCATGAAAACAACCTTATTTGCTACCTTGCCCCTATTAGTGCTTCAAGGGGGAAATAGACTTGAAGTATCTTTTTGAAAGGAAGAGGTGAAAAAAATGAAGATGAAAAATTGGACACTAAACACGAACAAGGTTCGGGCTTGGGCTGAAACTCAAGAACCGAGCGACAATTTGAACGCAGTGATGCTTTCTCTCACATTGGGAGATAATGCGGGTACTGATGAACTAAGAAGCACCTATTGGACGGCAATTCGTTCAATTGGTTCCACTATGGAGGGTTTTCCTGCGGCACGACGAGGCCGAGAATCAACCTTGTCAGACGAACAGGAACTTGTTTTGGCGACTGTGGAGGAAACCGTGGCAGGTGCTATTGCTGCAATCCCTACTGAATACCACGACATGATTTTGTCAGTTATTGTGCCACATGGCCGAACTGGTGGAGTTTATGGCTCCTTCAGCGAATTGGTTGATTCGTTCCGCAGTAAGGCGCATTCCTACATGGTTAAGTCCATCAAGGAAAATCGCTGGGACGGTCTTTCGTTGAAAGACGGTGTTCCTCAAATTGAACCAACGCCTGTAAAGGCTGATAATGGAGGTTCCGAAGAGGAATGATTCTACAAGGCTTTTCCCCCTTGTAGCCCCTTTCGGGGGGTTTATACAAAGTAAAACCATATGGTAATGCTTTGTAATACCCAATGGAGGGCAAAGCCCCCCAAAGGCCATCAACGTATTCTGAGTTGGCAAACTCGGAAGTGTGATGGAATCTCAGCGATTTCTCGCATTTTCATGCCAAAGATGCGCTTTCCTTCACCACGCTTCGGAGAGCGCAAATCTGGAATGGTTCGCATTTCGTTGATTTGGAGATTCTGCGTGTGCCTGTGCATTTCTGCCGTTGCATTGTTTTCCCAGCGATGAACACCGAGATACATCTGAGGTTTCCAATCGTTTCCTTGCTTCTGCTCAATAATCCATACTGACTGCATGATTTAATCATACAGACCCAAATTAACTGGGGTAAAACAAAGCACTACCATATGGTCGTATCTTTGATAAAGAGCCCGAAGGCATCTAATTAGGAATAATCCACCTCATGGATGTATTCAAACTCTTTGCTGCAACCTTCGCACCAGCATTCAATAGTCCATTCTTGACCAAACTCCCAAGAATCGCTTTGTTCAAATCCTTCAACCTCAGTATGTTCGGAACCACAATGAGGGCAAATAATTTTCAAATCGTTAATCCAGCCGTATTTGTAGTCCCAATCTTTAGCAAACCTTTCTTGGGCATCTCCCAATCCATGCACATATGACATACCCCAAGTGTTTATATGCGCCAATAGTATGGTTTTATCAAAGAACAACCATATGGTAGCACTTTGCGATACCCCGCTATTATCCAAGTTTTTCCGATTAAATCATGCGAGTGATGGAAGTAGGGCTTTGTAAAGGACGACATGAGATTAAGAACGCTAATGGTGAGATAATTGATAAATACATATATGGACATATTGAGGACCCTATGGACTTTGATTTGCTTGAAGGCCAAGCAAGTGATTTTCTCTATGAAATTGAAGAGGTTGAAGTATTAACTCTCTATATCACTGGTTTAACTCCAGCATTGACCTCATTCTTGGCATTAGCCCAAACATGGGAAGGTAAAATCACCTTGATGCACTTTAACCGTGATACTGGTAAATATAAGGCCCAATACTATCAAAACTGGATGTAAATCCGCCCTTCGGGGTTGTGAGCAAAGTCACAACCATATGGTTGCTTTTCGCTTTGCGAGTGTTAATGCAAAAGCAACCATATACGCCACCGTCTCCGATTTAGTGCTTCGGAGGGAAAACGGGGCATCAAACCCTTTTTGGAGGAATTGATATGAAGAAGGAAAATTGGATTAAGAACACAAATGCCGTTCAAGCATGGCTTGAGCGTGAAGATAGGGGAGACGTGGGTAATGCCATTTCTTTGTCTATTACACTTGGAAATGCAACAGATAGCGATGATTTGCGCTCCACCTACTGGACTGCTATTCGCTCAATTGGGAGTCCTTACTCGGATTTCCCAGCCGCCCGAAGAGGCCGAGAATCGGCTTTGCCCGAAGAAGTGGATTTGTCTGCCAATTCTGTGAAGAATGCGGTCATTGCTGCCTTTGCGGGTATTACTAACCCTGACTTGATTACCACCGTTATTCTCCCTCATGGGCGAACTGGTGGCGCTTTTGACGACATCGAGGCATTTGCTCAATCTATGGGCAAAAAAGCCTATGATGCTCTCGTTAAGGGCTACAAAGAAGGTCGTTGGGACGGAACCATGAACGGTGAAATCCCAGCAATGACCCCACCTGCGGTTAAATCCGACGAAGGAGGTCAAGAGGAGGAATGATGCTGGCTTTTCCCTCCGTAGCCCCAGTTCGCTGGGGTTTCGTCCAAACTGGCAAAGCCAACCATATGGTGTTAGAGTATTTAATAACTATCATTTAGAGATGATAGGCATATAATTATATTTGTCATAGATGAGTGTAAACAAACATTTTGTAGTTACCAATAGCGTTCTATAGAGAACTGTTAAGAAAGATGAAAATAAGACAATAGATGAAAATGGTAGTTATTAACAACATTTCCCGCATTCATAATCTACAACCATATGGCTTTGTTTCAAATTTTTTAATTCTTCTCATTTAGAACGAAATGCTTTAAATGCTCTATTTTAACGCATTATCTTTAATTATTTCAAGGTAAAACCGCCAGTATTATAGCCTGTGGCTTACTGCCATAACATGATACAGTATGTCAGCCGAACAAGAGGCTATTACTTATTTAGATGAGATATTCACCATTATCAAAGAAACCCTTGAAGAAGCCCAAAAGAATAGGGAACAAGCGAGAGAACTATCAAATGAGGAGAAACAAGCACTTACCCAAATAACAAATAAATTAAAACAAGTTCGCAGTAATCTGAACAAATACTTAAGAGCGTTCCGTGTACAAACATCATTAAGCGATTTTGGCCTAAATAAAGATGAATAATAAACAATACTATTAATATAATTAATTTAATTATTACTAAACGCATTCTTATAAAACATTTTTTACACGGCCGCCAAACTTATTATCTTTAAAGCATTATCTTTAAACTATAGATTTTTATTCTGGGAATACAAATGAACAAATTTAAATGAGGGCGCAAGTGCCAAAAAAATTCCGAGCCAATTTTTGAGAAATTTTAGGTGATATTATGTGGAAAGAGGATATTAGGAAACAACCTGATTATAGCATTAATCCCAATGTTAGACAAGCAAGAATCATTAGATTAAAGGCTGAGTCTTTGAAAAGACTTTTAAGAGTTATTGCGGAAGAACATCAAGAAATACAAAGCATTGCAATTGATTTAGATAATCAAGATATTTTAGATTCTCTTGATAGAATAGATGATATGATTTACGATTTAGGCGATGTTGAAGAATTTTTGAATGAAATTTTTGAGGCTTGATATTATGTGGAAAGATGATATTAAGAAGCAAAGGTCAGATGAACAGCAACTTAGAATGGATGCTATGGATTTTGCTGATAGTGTCTTAGCAAGAATTGATACTTTATTAAACAGAAGCCGTCCACAAAGAGATTTAAATACAGCACAACGAGGCGAAGTCAGAAGATTTTTGAAAAAACTATTTTTGGAGGCTAAATAGATGACAAGATGCACATTACTAGATAAATGGCTTGATGTTGAATCAAAGCGTTTAGATAAAGAAGAAGAAAAACAAAACAAAGACTTGATTACAGGTGAGAAAAAATGAGTTGGAGAGACATTATTAGGAAAGAAGACGAAAAGGCACATTGTGGGACTGAAAAGGCTGATGACGAAGAACTAAAAGCGGCAAAGCCCGATTTCTTAGATTTAGATAAAGATGGCAATAAGAAAGAGCCGATGAAAGAAGCGGCTAAAGATGCTAAAAAGAAACCTAAATCTAAAAATCCATTTACTCGGAAAGATTGATATGTGGAAAGAAAGCATTAAAAAGAATCTTCCTCCTGCATTTGATGAATACGGCAGGGATTACGAGGAAAGAGGCTTAGACGATGAAGGAAAGCCTATTCCTAAAAAAGATGAATTTCTTGAAGAAATGAAATATTTACTTAAAATGTATGAAATGAAGGCAGATAGACCTGAACAACAACTAAGAAAAATTAGAGAAATGCTTGAAGAATGTCGAGACGAATTAAATGCAAGAGGCCAGTAAATGTCTTGGAGAGATGTAGTGCTTAAGTTTGACGAGCGAGAAGTCGCCAGTCGTGTTCAAAAAACTGGCTATTGTCGTCGCTGTCAACAAATGGTCACTAAATACCAAAAGTGTCCTTTAAATCTTCCAGCACCACCAATTAGTCCTAGTTGCCCAATGCGTGAACAGGAGGATTAGTTGTGAGTTGGTTCGATATTCTTAAAGTAGAAGATATTGCCTTCGATGAAGACCTTCAGGCATTCGGGGCGTATTCTTTAGAAAATATACATTCTAATCCTATGGAAGTATCAATGGCTATTATGAGGGCTATGTCGCAAGGCAAGGCTCCAGAATTAAAAGATTTAGTTGAAGAAAAAATAAGAATTAATCATAAAGCCATTTATGACCATCTTAAAAGAAAACTTAAAAGAGAACCCAAAGAAAGAGAAATAATGGAGTACGTTGTTAGAACTATTATGCATGAAGCGACTCATGCAGGAATGGGGAAAGAACAATTTACCATGTCTCCGCAAGCATCAGAATATGGGGCAATTGTAGGGCAATTTCCACAAAATACTTACTATCGTCTTAAGACATTCCTTAAACATCCTGATTCACAGAGACAAATACTTCACCCAATGTTTGACGCTATTGGGATTGAAACAGCAGTTAAGAGCCAACAGGTTGAAGAAATTGAAACCCTTATTGGTTTTATTGATGCAATTACCGACAATCTCCCTGAAAACACTAAAGATAAAGTCAAAGAAAAACTAGCAAGGATGGAAATAACTGCTAGAACTCAGAGAAAGAGACAAAAACTTAAAGACATTGACCCTACAAATATTAATGATTTAACCAATAGATACGGAAAAAGACATGAATCATTTTTTATTAAATTATTACTTGATGCTTCTGGTCGAAAGGCGGCAGATTTTAATGATTCTGAACTTAAAATGGTGGGAGCCGTGACTACCACTTCAGCCCCCGCTATGTTTAATAAGGTAGTAAGAGGTAGAAAGAAACGGAGGAAGAAAGATGAGTAAGAAGAAAAAGAACTTTCAGCCCCATAAAGGAAACAAAGTCAATCAGGGAGGAACCTTTCCTTTCATTGAAAACTTTAATACTTGGAGAAAAACCTGTCAAGGTGTTTCTGGTGACCAAATGATGGTTAAAAACGTACCAAATCTTTATGCGTTTTTAAAAACTCATATGATGAATAATATTCGTGCAGGAAGTAGAAATAGGGGCCGTGATGGTCAGGGAGCAATACAGTTTCTTGAACCAATCGAAGCATTTGTGGATAATAATTTATTTACTGAAGGACAGGCAAATATTATTAAAACTCTTGCTGATACATTAGAAAGTTTTTATCTTGAAGGGAACGATGCTGGAGGAAAAGGGCCAGCAAGAGACCCCGCATTTATTCTTTTTACTGAGCAAGAAAAAACAAAGACTGGTCAAAAGAAAAGACCCCGTAAAATTCAAGGACACTATGCCACAGAATTTTATGATAAAAAGAATAAATCTGGTGTTGCTCCTGCTGAATGGTTTGCACACATTGATGCTCCTGATGGTTTTAATGGTGGCAATCCTCCTCATCAAGCGTTATTTTCAAGAACAAAAACAAAGTTCGCTAATCCCAAAGGTTTGCTTTGGCTGATGAAGGAAGCAACTGAATTCATAGATGATATGGAAATGGAAGTTGAAGTGGATAGAATACCCGAAGGGGTTGATGAAGTTGATTTAGACGAAATTAAATCAGTCGAGTCTTTCTTTAATGATGTTGTCCGTAATGAATCTTTTTGGAATGCAGGTGGTCGTTTATTGACCAGCAAAGTAAGGTCTTCTTTACAGGCTACAGAATTTGCAGTTAAGCCTAATGAACAGAAGCCAGCAAGAAAAATTACAAATGTTGGTAAAGAGGATGAAAAGGATGCTTTGACGGGAGATGTTGTTAGTTTTAAATTAACGGCTACTGCTTTACCCATTATTAATTTAGTTGATAGAGCATTAAAGCGAAAGAATACTAATAAAGCACCGAATGGATTCCGAGCGTGGCAAGGCGACAGAAAGGGCGGTTTTGATTACAGAAAGACTGCTAGAGAAAAATATCCAGACACATATCAAGATGATGACTTTAAACTAAGACCTGACCAAAAAGTTATTTCTAAGATGTGGCAACAATTACTATGGAGAGATTAATTATGGCAAAAATGAGAGATTGTGCAGCAACTAACTGTAAAAATAATGAAGATAGAAAATGCCAATTAGATGTTATTACTCTTGACCAAAACGCAAAATGTAATATGTTTGTAAAAGAGAGTGGTGGACATAGCCCTAAAACTTCTTATGGCGACCTTCCTCCGTTTTCCGATTCAATTAAAGATATGTTGCGAGATTCTATGAGAATGCGGTATAAGTGATTTTATGGTTGTTAATCGCAAACGGTGTGGTTTATGTCAAGCCCCGAATAGAGAAGAACTTGAATCGGCTCTTGAAACAGGACAGGCGAGTTGCGACGAATTAGACACTATTCATAACTGGAGAAGTGGAACTGCGGCACAACATCAAAGAAACCACATGGGCGAATACAAAATGTCGTCTAATCCTCAATGTGTTCTATGCACAGACCCAATGAGGAAACACTATGAACAAGCGTTAAAAGAAGGTAATATTTCAAGTGAGGCTGTTTCTTCTGCTCTTAACACCACGAAAACGCAGGTGCAACGCCACATGAAGCACCACTTGGCCCCAATCGTACAAGAATCTGCGGCCATGATGATAGCGAAAAAGGAAGTAAATGAAGTTGATTTGCTTTCAAACAATGTGCAGAAGTTGGATATGCGTTTAGAGCAAGTGTTCAACGATTTAGGGAATGACCTTGACCCTAAGATGATTGATGCCTTAACTAAGTTAGCAAGAGAGATTAGAGAATCTTTGAAGTATCTTATGGAGTTTAAGGGTAAATTGATTCACAAGAGACAGGACACCATTATTGTTGCACAAATGCAAATTGTTCAAGAAGTGTTAGCACAGAACAATCCTGAGATTTGGTTGGATATTAAACAGAAGATGCAGGAGAGATTGCAATGAGTTGGCAAACTATTCTCAAAAATGAAGATGAAATGAAAAATGAGTTTTTCAAAGTAATTAGAAGAGAATATGAGAACATGGGTTGGGCTAAGTTTAATGACGGAAAACCAACAGAATATACTGAAGAAGGTTATCCTGATTTTTTAATAGAAGAATATCAAGAAGAATTTGATAAAGGTCTTAGCGTTGTTGATGCAATTATAAATGAAATTAAAGAAAATGAAATCGTTATGAATAGTGTTAAGAAAGATGACCCTGAAAGAGCAAAGTATATTCAGAATTTTATTAATGAATTAAGGGAGTTAATGGCTTAAATGCAGGAGAGATTACAATGAGTTGGTTTGAGCAGTTAAAAATGATTCCATCGGACAAAAATACTTTGGCCTTTGTGATTGTTAATGCTGCTCAAACAGAAAAAGCAGTTGAAGAGATTAAAAATCTGCGAACTGAACCGCAAACATTGAAAAATCTGCTTCGTCAAGTAGATGCAGGGACAATTGACCTGCAAAAATTAAAAGATTTATACGGGCAACCTCCGTATGGCGACCAAACTCTTGAGCAAATGAAAGAAAATGTTCAAAAATTGAAGGAAGCCGCCAGTTTTATGACAATTGATGATGTTAGAGCGTTAATCAGAGAGGCTTTAGATGCAAAATCGGAAGCAAATCAAGCAAAAGTTGATGAAATTTTACAAAGAATTGATGAAGAGGCTGGATTACAGAAGAAAACGCTACAAAGAAACCGAGATATTAGGGATTCTTTGGACATTTTGCGTGAAAGAACGGGTCAATCCGTAATTATGTTTGAAAATCCGCCATCAGACGAAAAACTTTTAGCAAATTTTGCTGAAGCAATTGGCGGAGAACTCAAAGAAGGCTCTATTTTAACAAATTTGAAGTCAGATTCTGAGTTAATTAGTAGAATGATTACAAAAAAGGGCGATTCCAAAGAAACTCTCGATGAAAAGAAGAAATTAAGAGAGGCTTATAACGCAATCACTAGAGATGAAAGCGGAAAAAAGACAAATACTAAAATGTTATTCGTTTCAGGCAATACATCTGTTAATATTGACGACAAAGTTCGTGAAAAGAAAATTTTTGTTGCTAGTGGGCAAAAAATGACAGTCATTGAACCCTTTACTGGCGCATCTGTTCTTAAATATTTAAGAGCAGTTGATAAAATCAAAGGAAGCACAAGAGCATTCAGGCCAAAGAAACTTCCAAATGGCGCTGACTTCCCAAATATTATATTTTTGGAGAAAGGAAGCAATAAATCTATGAATGCGAATCCTTTTGCTAAAATTATTCTATCAAATGAGTTTCCACAGGACTGGGCTAAGCCATTTTTTAATGCAGTAAGAACCCAAGAAACCCTATCGGACAAAAATGCTTTTGAATTAATTATTGACGATATTTATAACGCTCTTATCGAAGGAGAAAGCACAACAAAGAGAGGCTTAAACATTAGACCCTTTACTGGTCAAGATGGTGTAGAACTTGCTGGTAGGAGTAGAAAACAAATTACTGCTGATATTCGTAAAAAAATCACAGAGAGTGAGAGATTAGAAAACACCATCGCTAATGAACAAGAAGAACGACAGTTAGAGCAATTGAGTTTTCTTGAGGGTAATTTTACAGTAAAAGAAGCGGTTGCCTACGAAAAATATCTTGAAGATATGGGATATGAACAAGGAGAAGACTATACTATTGAATATTTTAAAGATGGTGTACCAGTTCCAGTAAATAGACCAAAAGAAGATAAAGAAGGTAATCAGATTAGGGATGAAGAAGGCCAAATTGTAATGGAACGTATTGATGCTAAACAAGAAGCCAACTACGCTGAAATAAGAGTAGATGAAGGAGATGGATTCCAAAAAGTTACTCCTGAAGAAGCATATAAAGAAGGAGTAAAAGCAAAAACGGCTGAATTCGGAGAAAAGGAAAGACAGAGATATAAAAATAGGCTGAAGACACTCCAAGAAAAATTAGATACGGCCAAAGAAAAACAAAAACAATTTAAAGAAGATGTTGCGGAAGAAACGATGTCTAGGTCAAAAACAAAAATAGCAAACTTAGAAAAAGATATTGAACAGGCCAAAAGAATATTAACTGAAGGTCGAGCGCAAACAGATATTTCTGCACAGGCTGAAAGAATGCGTCAAGAGTTGCTAAACATGACTGATTTTGAGCAATATTTATTAGAGACATCTAAAAGATTAAAAGATAAAGGAGGCTTAATTGGTCTTGCTGACCGTTTAGAAACCCAATCAAGATTTGATTCAATAACACCAGAAAACAGTTTAGCGTTCTTTGCTCAAGTTGATGAACTGGCGGGAGACGAAACGGTGAGGAAAGCATTTAAGACCATAGACGACAACCCCGACTCAACGAAAGCGGAAGAAGCGGCTAAAGAGTTAAATGATAATATGGCTAATATCATTCAAAAAATGCAGGATGAGATTGTTGAGGCATTTAAACTGCAACTTGAAAAGTTTGCTAAAAATCCAGCACAATTCCCAGACAATCAAGTAATTCTCGCAAAGAAACAATTTGTGGATAATTTTGGACTTTTGAGATTAGGTGAGTAAAATGGTAGAACTGAGTAGTGAAGAAAAAGAAATGCTGGATTTGTCCCCTGAAAGAATTGCAGATTTAGCAAGAACTACTGATGCTTCGCAGAAAAGAACTGAAATTAATAGAATTGCTACCCGTTTTGAAAATCGCTTAAAGGAAAAGGCGAGGTTAATTGCAGAGCCATCCGAAAAGGACAGGGCCATGCAAGAAATTAGAGAGAAGAAGAAGGCCGCAATTAAATTTATTCGTTCTACTCTCAAAGATAAAAAACCAAAACAAGAAGCGGCTTCAGCAAAAGCGCAAGAAGATATTGTTGAGGACTTCTTATCTTTAAATTTGTATGCTAAAGGAGCAAAGATTACTGCTAATCAACTATTAAATGTTAAAATTAAGGACAGTATTGACATTAGAAATCCTAAACAGGAAGTTTTAGAAATCATTCAGGATGCTCTAAAAGGAAATATTGGAGAAAATCTTAGACATAACTTATTAGAAATTAAGGAAGTCCTTGAAGACAGATTGGATGTTTCAGAATACAGAACATTCAAGATTGATATTAATAAGTTCTTAGGGGCGGTGGATGTTTCTAAGAAGGATGTTCGTATAGAAATTTATAACTACTGGGCGGGTATTGGTGCGTTATATGAACAGTTTGAGGAAGACTTAACAAATTTCTTTATTGAAGTCAGAGATATTGACTTTCCAGAAGAGATTAAAGATACTTTTGAAAAACTTTACAAGCAGGTGGGAAATGTAAACTTAGAATATATTGCTAAGTTTGAAAATGTTGAAGGAAGATTTGAGTCTGGTTATCACCGTTTCTTTAACATTATCGCACATAGATTGGCTTTGGATAGAATGACTACAAAAGAAGACGACCAAAGCGGATATTCTGACGACCCTCAATCGTATGGAGATGTAAATGCTTCTTTGGTACAATACCTTGAAGGCTCTTTAGCAGCATCTAGCAGCACAGCAGGTGATGAAATAGATATGGATATTGTTGATGAATTAGAAGATTTACTACAAACTCAACTTCGTTGGGATGAAGATTATGAAAAAGTTTTGGGTCAGGCTGACCCATTGTTGGTTTATGAATATAACAGAGGAACTAAACTTATTGCTATCAATGACCAAATGGAAAGAGAGATTCTCGGACTATTGGAAGATATGGAAGAACAATTGGAAGAAGCAGATGATTATGGGCAGGTTTCTTTAGAAACATCTGCTGATATTGCAGAATGGTTAGACCAAGTAGAAAATACTCAAATTCTTGATGAAGGCGAGGTTAAGGTTCTAGCCTTACCAATATCAGTTATGTCAAATTCAAAGTTTAAGAGAATGTATGATACGGACACTTTCCCTTCATTTGAAGATAATGAACCTATTGGAATAGATAACATTTCTATAATTAAAGACTTCTTTAACGATTTGTATGATTTATTAAGTGGAGAAGACTTTAGGGCGGAAGTTGAAACAAGAAGCACAAAAGGACGAAGAAGAGGAAGTGTGTTTGAAACAAGAGATGCAAGAGGTTCAAGTGTAACTGAGATTGGTGCAGGAAAAATTCCTTTATCTTTAAATCAAAAAGGTGAAATTAGAGATGAACTGCGTGGGTTTAAAACAGAATTACAAAAAATGCTAGATTCAGCAATTGCATACTTTTTTGACCCTCTATATAGTGGAATGATGCCAATTGAAATCCCTGCCTTTGGTTCCAGCATTGGTTCAAAGGTTCTCCAAACAATGAGTTTAGAATTAGGAATGGAAACTATTATGTCAGGTGCTTACGATACTCTCTTTGAAGGCTCAAGAGAAGAAATAGATGCTGGCGATATGGCCGCTATTGCTGATTTCTTAGACAACATCTTCATGCCTGAAATTCAAATTGATGGTTCTTTGATTGCCGATGGTGAAGAGTTTGCTGATGCATTAACAGAAATTTTTGGTGAAGGAACAAGAGAAAGAAACAACAATTACGCAGCCGCTTTAATTCATCATTATATGACAGAGACTAATGATTTACAAAGAGAAGGCAAAGACTTTGATGGGAAGTCTATCAAAGAGAGAAAGGAACAGTTTTTCGAGGACTATAGGGCTAGAAAACCATTCCCTGTATTTGCATTACCCCATTGGTTAGACATGAATCAAGGGATTTTAACGAAAGGCGCTCCTGCTAAAAAGACCGCATATAATAGATTAAAGGCTATCTTTGAATCGGCTCAAGTGGACTTACCAGTTCTTCTTCACAAGTTATTAAAGGCTCACGATGTAATTAGGCAGGAATTAGGAAAGCCTGTCATTTATGCACAGATTCCTATGAATGAGTATGGTATTAACAAAATGATTACAAAGATGCAAGTTGATGAAAATATTGACTTGACTTCGTTTGAAGTGGAGCAAATTATTAAGGCAGTAGATTCTCACGACAATATTTCAAAGGAGTATGGAATTAGCGGTGAACAAGTATATATGATTAAGGCATCTTTTAGGTGATGCTTCATGACTAAAGTTCTCCCCGCAATTTTTTCATATGAAAATATGAAAAGTAGGTTTGCTCAGGATAATCCTGACGACCCCTATACTCGCAGGGCTGATTTAGAATCTGGCATTTATGAATTAGATAGTTGGCTTATTCGTGTTGATGATAATAATAGAGCAATAGCAACCGTTGGTTTCAAAGAACACCCTTCACATACCGTTGTTGGGGGAATGTATGCTACTGCTGAAGGAAGACAAATTGGTGGAAATAGTCGAGCATTACAAGATGCAAGAGAACCGCAGTTAAATCCTTCAAAACCATTAGTTGCTGCTTTTGGACATAGAGACGGAGATAATGCTCGTTGGATTGCTAACGCAAAAAAGAATGGATGGTCTTTTCCAGATAGTCCAAATTGGGGGCAAATGAGTAAATTATTGCCACCTGATGTTTTAAGTGCTTGGTTGTCCAAATATCCTGATAGGATGGCTATTCGGCCCATTCGTGGCGAAGGCGAGTTTGCGAAGTGTGTTTATCTTGACGACCCTATGCCGACATGGTTTAATCTTCTCAAAATCTTGCCCGATAATACTTTTGAAGATGCCGAAGACATTGATGGAAATAAATTAATCAGTCGCTTTCCAAAGGATAATGATAACCCGATAAAATACAGTTCTGGATATAATATAATGTATAGACCTCACTACTCAGTAATGGTAAATGCAAGATTCAAAGAACATCCTGATTACTCAACTGAAAAAATGGAAGAAATTGCTTCTGAATTAGATGCTAATCCATTTTATGGCAGATATGGCTGGATTTATATTAATGATGATTCTGAAGATTATTCTTATATTACTTTTGAAACGATTCAAAGACAGCAAGGAACCTATAGGGGAAAGGAAGAATTAGAGTCAAACCCAAAAATTAAGCAATATTTTTTAAATGAAAAACCAAAACAAATTTATGTTTTTGATTCAATAAGAAGTCACCCAATGGGATATCCTTCAAAAAAATATAAATTTCATAATATCTTTGTAGATGAAATAAAAGAGGGCCATCTTATGGGTGATTCTTACCAAGATACAATAGATAGAGAAGAAAAAAGAATTAAAGAAGAAAGAAGAAAAAAGGAAAGCCAAGAAAGGGCTAAAGAGATAGAAGAGAGAAGAGAAAAAAACAGAAAGCAAAGAGAGTATTATGATAAAAATCCTCAAAAAGAAATCATTGACATTAGACAAAAACTCATAGATAGAATACAGACAGACTATGACCAAGTTACTGATAGAATGGTCAATACTTCTCAAGGGAAAGTCAGAAGAAAGTTTAACATAGAAAGTGCAAGAAAAAGACTTAAACAATTAGAAAATATCGAACCAATGGTAGAACAATTTGCGAATGAATACACAGGAAAAGATAAAGAAAAAGAAACGAATAAATATAGAATTAGGTTAAACGAAGAGAAAAAGTATTTAGAAACATTTCTTGAAAAAAGAATCAAGCATATTCAGTCTTTAAAAGACAGATTAAATCAACTTGGTAGAGCAACAGAAAGAGGAAAGAAAGACATTATGGGAGGACAAAGAGAATCCCTTGAAAGAATGTTATGGAAACAATTATTAAGGAGATAGTCATATGGAATTAGAAGCCTTTAATTTTGAACATGAGATGGATATGCAGTTATCCAAAAACTCGTTCCCTTATTTTTTTCAAAATGTATTAGGTTTTGATTTTCCTTCATACATACAGGAATGGCATGAGTTAATGAACACTACTCAAAGAACTGTAATTATCTGTTCAAGAGACCACGGAAAATCTGTATTTATGCATTCATGGGTTGTGTGGAAATTAATCTTTGAAGAGCCTCCATATCAAATGCTTTATATTTCTTCTAACCAAAAACAGACTTTGGTTCACATGAGAGACATTGATAAGATGTTTACTCACCCAATGCTCAAGAAATTTAAACCCGCAAGAGGTTGGGCTATTGGGAATATTACATTAACCAATGGAAACCAAATCCTTGAAAGGTCGGTTGGTTCACAGATTCGTGGGCTTCACCCTCAAGAGATTGTTATTGATGACCCTTTGAAAGAGTTTAGTATGACTGGTATTCAAAAAGTCACTGACTGGTTTTATGGGGATATGATTCCAACACTTCACCATACCGCATCTTTACGTGTTATTGGAACACCTTTCAGTTATACGGATATTTACCAGCAATTATCCGAAAATGCTGCTTATACTGTTAGAACATACCCCTGTTTAAATGCACTAAACGAACCGTTGTGGCCTGACCGATGGAACTATGAGGCGTTAATGGCTCGTAAGGCAGAAGTCGGTTCATTAATGTTTACAAGAGAATATATGTGTGTGCCTATTTCAACAGGAACTTCTTTATTCAGTCCCGAACATTTAGATAATGCTAAGAACAAAGATTTAGTATTGAAACCATTAAAGCGTGAAGGATATAAATATTTCATAGGAGTGGACCCCGCTATTTCTACTGATGGGGATTACAATGTGATTACTGTTCTTGAGGTAGATGAAAATGAAAATAAATCAATTGTGTACGTAGACCGAGCAAAGAACGTTCAGTTCCGTGAAAATATTCAAAAGGTAAAATTATTAAATCAAGTCTTTAGACCCGAAGTTATTTTGTTTGAAACAAATACTTTTGCTAAATCATTTACTCAAGAACTTCGTCAAGTTGCTGATGTAAATGTTCATGACTTTGATACAACTAGAAGAAAGAAACAAGAGATTATTCTTAATTTACAAATGTCTCTTGAAAATGGAAAGATTCACTTCCCATACGGGAATGAAGAAAGTAGAAAGGTTTCTTCTTTGCTTATTGAAGAATTATCAATGTTTGCTATTACCGAGCGTGGAAAATTTGAAGGTATTGGGGCGCATGACGATATGGTGATGAGTCTTGCTTTAGCAAATGCCGCTACTTATCAGGCCAGCGATAACTTCATACTGCTCGATGATTTAGGGCTGTTTAACGATGCTCCGCAACGACCAAAACAGGGCTTTTCTTCGTCCATAGGCTTAAACTTTTGAGGTATTTATATGACAGAACAGGCAGATAAATACCGTCAAGCGGCTGAACAAATGAACCGTTTAGCCGAATTAGATGAAGAAGAAGCCGAAGTTAAAGATAGCATAGAGGAACAACTAGATACAGAATTAAAGAGTATCTTCAACAATACCTATGTTATGTCTGAGCATGAAGAAATAGTTAAATTATCTACTGCTTTTAACATCAATGCTAGCGATGCAAGAAAGAGACTCACTTCTTTTCCAAATGAATATATTGTTCAAGAACACACTATTCCTGATTTAGTTAGAAAAATGAGAAAGTCTCGGAGAGCGTTGAAGGGGGAACATCGTATTAAAATGTCAAAAGCCATTGATACGATGATTGATGCTTATACTGAACATTTAAATAATTGCATCGGTTCTATTACTTGGTTAAACGACTATGAGGTTCCTCTAAGAAAAATGAGGTATAATGAGAAAGATTTGTCCAAACTACATAAGATGAAAAGTTCAGAATTAAGAAGAGAAACTGTTGATGCTCTTTGTAAATACTGGGAGGCTGAAATAGAGCAAACTGGAATGGCCTATGGAAAAGAATATTCTAATCTGCACAAAACTATGAGTTCTGCTAAAAAGGATTTTAGAAATGCTATTTCTAAGATTACAGACCAGTCTCTTACCAAATCAAAGAAACAAAGAACAGAGGACTTTATTTTAAAAATGGTTTGTGAAAATCCAGGAATTACTGCTTCAGGAATACACGAAAGAATGCCTTCCTCTCTTCATAAAGCAGCAAGCCCTAATTCAATTTCAAAGGCAGTCAAAAAATTAGAAATTAGTTCTGTAAAGGGTTCGTATTACAAAGTCCCTTCTATGATTAAGAAAAATATTTGGGCTTATACTGCTGCTTTTATTGATTCAGATGGATATATTACATTAGACCGCAACATGAATCCAAGAGTAGGATTAGTCGCAACAGGAGAAAGAGGTAAGGCTTTTATGCAAGAAATGCATAAGTCTCTTGGTTTCGGCAGAATGCATTTAGACCAGAAATCTCCACAAGCAACCCGTTTAATTAATAGATTAAATTTTTATTCACAGGATGATGTTTCTAAACTGTTAAAGAATTGTCTTCCTCATTTTCGTCTTAAGAAAGGCAACGCTGAGTTATTGCTTGAGTTGATTCGCATGAAGAAGTCATATAAGAAAGCCGACTGGTATAAAAGCCGTTGTGATGAAATTTTTAAGTTAATGAAGTGGGAGAATCATAAAGACCATGTGGGTTTTGATTGGTTGAAAGAAGGTATCTATTTAGATGATATTCAAAAATACAAAGACAATTGTAAAATGTCGGTTATGGACTCTTTAGAAAATATTGGAACAATTATTAAGATTACTAAAAGTTCAACTCCGTATTTAAGAGATAAAAAAGGTTTAGGTGATAAAGAGGTAGACCACATTATTTCTTCAACTAAAAAAATTCTTGATAGAAAACTAGATACCACTGCTATTAGTGATAGACTTGCAAAAATTATCAGAGAACTTGAAACCGCACACTTGATGTATAAATCTGGACAAAATTACAGTTATGCTATTGGAAGAATGCAAAAATATCTTAAACTTTATATTGAAGAAATGGGAACTATTGAAAAAACACAAGATTAATTTAAGGAAGTGAAAAAATGGAATGGCAGGATATTTTAAAGAAAAAGAAAAAGAAGAAATCTACTGTAAATCAGTCTGGAAACTATACAAAACCTGGAATGAGAAAAAGAATTTTTAATAGAATTAAACGAGGAACAAAAGGTGGTGCGGCAGGTCAATGGTCTGCAAGAAAAGCGCAGATGTTGGCTCAGGCGTATAAGAGGGCTGGTGGCGGATATAAAAATTAATTGGCGTAATATTCTCAAAGCCAAATCAAAAAGGCAAAGAGATTTATCTACTTGGACTGATGAGGATTGGGGGAGTGCTGAACAGCATAGAGCAAAAGATAAAGGCAAGAAACCAAAACCCAAAACTAAAGGAAGATATATGCCAAGAGCGACCTATAAGAGAACAGATAAGAAAACTCTTCGGTATCAAGACTCAAAGAAAAGAAAAGGCCGTAAAAAGGGTATTCAGCACGTTCCAACAGGAAAGAAATTTAGTCAAAAGTGATTCTTATGCCTATTAGAAAGGTAAAAGGCGGCTATAAATGGGGTAGTAAGGGTAAAGTCTATAAAAATCGTAAAGATGCCGAAAGACAAGCAGCAGCCGCTTATGCTTCAGGATATGTTGGAAAGAGTTGGAAAAATATTTTAAAGAAAGACCCGAAGAAGGGGACTGGGAAGAAGCCGAAGGGTTCTACAAGAAGATTATATACTGATGAAAACCCGAAAGATACTGTCCCTGTAAAGTTTAAAACTGCAAAAGATGTAAGAGAAACTTTTTCTAGTTCTTCATTTAAATCAAAACCACACAAGAGACAATCACAAATTATCAATTTAGTTGAACAAAGAGCAAGGGTAGCAGCAAAGAGAGCCAAAGACCCTGAAACAAAGAAAAGATTAAATTCAGCACATAAGGTAGCACTAGCAAGAAAAGAATCTAGTAAAAGAAAAACAAAGAGGATGAGAGCATGACTTGGAAAGATATATTGAAATTAGATATTAAAGGACTAAGGCAAACTTATCCTGCTCTAAGAGGATTGCCTGATGAAGCAATAAGAGAGTTTGATAGAAGAAATAGCCCTATGATTAATGTAAGTCGTTTGATTAGCGAACTAAAACAAAAATATGGTGTAGGGCAAAGACCTGTGGTTGGAAGAATGGTTAAACAAGACATTGAAGCAAAAATTCTTGCTGAAATCAAAAAAGAAGGCGGAGCATTGGGGATGAAAAATCTAAAACAATTTGGAGAAGAATCTGAAATTAAAAGAGCCTTGTCTAAATTAGAAAAGGAAGGTAAAATCTTTATGCACAAAGATGGAGACATTTACACACATAAACCAAAGTGATAAAATGAATTGGTTTTCTATTCTTAAGAAAAGAAAGTGGGAAGGAACACTTTCGGAAGATAAGAAGAAAATATTAGAAAGAAGCCCAAAGATGAAAATAGATATTCCTAAATTAAGTTATCCCCAAGAAGAAAAAGAAATACCTTCTGTGATAGCAACAATGAAAAAGAAAAGAATAACTCCTAAGCAAATGAAAGATTCTGACTTAAAACCCGATGTTGAAATGTTTAAAATTGTAGGCGAGGACAAAAATAATTACATGGACTTCATGAAAGATATTAATTATTATGCCATGACACTTAAAATGAAATACCAAAGGCCACGTCCTCATCAAATATCTGATAAAATAAAAACAACAAAAACAAAAACAGATGATACTCCTGCTTTCCCAAGCGGTCATTCAATGCTTGCTCATGGATTAGAAAGAGTTTTAGGAAAAAAATATCCAGATAAGAAGAAAGAATTAAAAGAAATGGCTGACAAAATTTCTTTATCAAGAATACAAATGGGAAGCCACTACCCAAGCGATATTGAAGCAGGAAAAAAATTAGGCTACATGATAGGTGATAAATATGAATGATTGGCAAGATATTCTTAAAAAGAAAAAGAAGCCATTTAAAGGCTATAACAAAAAGATTCACGCAAGAACGGGTGGATTAAGTGCTAAAGGTCGTGCTAAGTTTAAGCGTGAACAAGGTTCTAATTTAAAGCCACCAGTTACTACTAAGCCTAGTAAATTAAAACCTGGAAGTAAGGCAGCAAAAAGAAGAAAGAGTTTTTGTGCAAGGTCAAGAGGATTTAAGAGAAAAGATGGCACTTACAGCGAGAAAGCAAAAGCCGCTAGAAGAAGGTGGAATTGCTAAATGCCACGCCATCATTATGAAGTGTTTAAACACACAGTAAGAAAAAAATTACCTAAACGCATTCGTTATGCTACGGTCTGTCGTAAATGCAAAAAGGCCGTTAGTCAAAGAGAAAAATGTATGACCTGTCAAACAGAATTCGCTTTATATTGGGGGCAAGCATGGTGATTGCTAAAAAAAGAATGAGTTGGAAAGAACTCAAAGACGGTATCATAAATGACGAATTACCAAGAGATAGGAAAAAATATGTCCGATACACTAATTTAGCAGACATAAATAAAAGAATGGTCATCTATTATTTAAAGTCTGGAATGAAAAAACCAGAAAATAGACCAACGTATTTAAAGGGTATTTTAGACGAAATGCTTCGTTCAAGCAACGAAAGATATGACATCGAGGATAGGGGCCAACCCTGACCGAAGCGTTGATAGGCAAGGATAGCGTAGGGATAAAAAAGGGGGTGTGATTTATGGTTGAAGAAAAAAGACGATTTAGTATTACTAACCTATTTAGGAGACAAACTCCCAAACCTGCTGATAGAAAAGTCTACAATATGGGTATTCAAGAAAGAGAAACCCACCACTTAATGACAGGCCCAATTATTTATAATATCGTTAATCAATCCGTAATCGCTAGAACTTGTATTACTCAACTAAAACAAGAAGTATTTAGAAGAGGTTATGTTTGGGAAAAAGCATATGAAGCACGATGTAATAATTGTAGTAAAGAACACAAAAGACCTGTTCAAGAATGCTCTCGTTGTGGAAGCACCGACCTTAAGATTCCCGATGTTAAACAATTGGAATACGCTGAGAAGTTCATCGAGGGTTATGTAAATAAGTCTGAACAGTTGTTTATTGATGTTTTACAGGAACTTGAAGATGATTTAAATATTATGGATGATGCTTATATTGTTCTTGTTAAAGAATATTTTATTGATGGTAATGGTAAAATTAGAATGCATCGAGTTAAAGAAGTTTATCGAGGCGACCCAGTTACTATGTTTATTTATAGCGATGAAAATGGACAAAGAGGAACAAAAGGCTTTACTTGTGTAAATCATCGCAACATTATTCACAAAGACCCACATGAAAAGTGCGAAATTTGTGGTAGTAATTTATTCCCTATTCATTATGTTAATAGGGTAAAAGGAGACGACCAATATTTCTTAAAAGGAGAAGTATTACATTTTAGTAAATACAGCCCTTCAAGGTTATATGGTATGTCTCCTGTAATTACTCTCTTTAATAATATCATGACTCTTATTGCTATGGAAAACTATGTTAATTCTTCCTATACTAAGAGTCGTATGCCAAGAGGTCTTTTGGCAGTCCAAACAAGAAACATGGATTCAATGAGGTCTTTTTGGCGTTCTGTAAAAGAAAAAATGGAGGCAGACCCTCATTTTATTCCTGTTATGGGAATTGAAGCAGAAGGTGGTAAAGGCGGAGTTGAGTGGATTAAGTTCATGGATAGCCTTAAAGAAATGGATTATGTTTCTGTTAAAGATGATTTAAGAGATAGAATATCAGCCTTTTATGGAGTTAGTAAAGTCTTTATGGCTGATAACACTACTAGCGGTGGATTAAACAATGAAGGTATGCAAATTCTTGTAACGAATAGAGCAGTTCAAAAAGCACAAACTGTCTATAATAATTACGTTTTTCCATTCCTTGTAAAACAATTTGGTATTACAGATTGGAACTTAAAGTTGCCTCCAAGCGAAGAAGAAGATGAAATTGCTGTTCTTCGTAAGCGTGAGATTGAAGTTAATATTGCTGCATCAACTAAAAATCTAGGATTTGAAGTAGATATGGATGAAGATGGTCAATTTACTTTTAAGAAGCCAGAACCCGAACAAAAACCAGAGGGTGAAAAGGGAGAGGGAACTGCTCAAACTGACCCGTATGCAGGAACAAACATTGATGCTTCACAATTGGGACAAATGCAAGAACAAGCACTTCAAGGCGGGAGCAAGCCACAGGAGAATCCTGCGACCACAAGAAATAAACCCTCCATGAGCGTAGCACCCGATAAGCGAATGTCGGGATTGCCGTTAGACGCTGGAAATCAAAACAATGACAGAAGAACAGAAAGGAGGGTTGGTTAATATGAATAGTTGGGAAAACATCATAAAGGCAAGAGTAAGACCTATTCGGGAACTTGACCCCGAAAGAAGAAGTAGAAGTCCTGAAAGAAGAAAACCACCTATTAAGGTAGCAGGAGGAAAACCTTCTCCTGCTTCTGGAAGAATGGATGACCCTACCTTTGATTCTATGTTTGGAGAAGAAATGGATGAATTGGCTGAAATGACAAGAGAAGATTTAATGGATGCCGTTATGGATAAAATTGGTCAAATGTCAAAAGAAGAACTTATTAAAATTTTAGAAAGAACACGAGGAAATTTAATGGAGGCAAAAATATGAGCGAAGATTTACACCAAAAACAAAGAAGACTAACAAAAGAATTAGCCAAAGTTAAGGCTATGACAGCACAAGAGAATAATAAGGTAAAGAAGAATAGAGATATGTCTGTTGGATTACCACCAGATACTTCTCACAAGGCTAGGCCATCATCGGCAGATAATCCCGATGTTATTCTATTACCTCCTAAAAAAAGAGGAAAGAAAGAAAACATTCCTTTTTGAGGTGATTAAATGTATTATGAATTAGCCAAAGATAAATCTTTGCTTAACATTTTAAGAAAGGCTAATTTAGACGAAGAAACTACCTCATTAGTTAATGAGGGCGCTGATGCTTCTTTAATCAAGGTTTCTTTAATAAACAACCTTACTTCTCAAAATATGATTGAATATCGTAAATATATTACTATTGCGAAGAATGAAGAAGAAGCAAGAGAAGATGCAAGGAGAAGCCTTGAAGAAGGAGAGTCTGATTTAACAACCGAGGAAGAGATTCTCTCTACCGAAGAAGAAAGAGAAGCAAGATTAGAAGAAGAGGCATTGGGTTCAAGAATTAGTAGGCAATCTGAAGAAAAAGATGCTTACAAAGAATTATCTGAATTAAATTATCAAAAAGATATTCTTTTAGATATTGCCGAAAATGCAAGAGTTCAAGTTGTTGACGGCAAAACTGTTGTTAGAGGTGCTATGAAAGATTATCTTAAATTAGGGGCAACTGCCGCTAAATCTAGTAAATTACTTACTTTGCTGACAATGATTAAGAAGAATCCTGATTATCTAAACGATAAATATGATAAACTTTTGGTCGATGGGATTTTAACTGGTAAAAAATTTAATTTAAGCAGAACCCAAAGAACAGAAGAAAGAACAGGAAAAGATATTGATGCTAATAGAATATTTAGAACTCTTAGAGGAATTTTGGATTTAGATTTTGAGGTTGAAGGAAAAGAGCCAATTGATTTCTTAAAGGTCTTTGAATTATTACATACTCAAAAATATAAAAGAAAGCCAAGAAATCTTGTTGATAGAAGAAGAGTCAAAAGAGAAAGGCTATCCATGATGGAAAGAGCAAAAAAGAAAGATGTAGATTTAGGGGTAAATGTTCAATATGAAAGAGCATTAAGAAAAGTTCAAGCAGTTCAGGCTAACAATAGGCAAATTGCTTCTTCTAAGATATTTTTAGAAGAAAAGATAGGTGAATTAGAGAAACTGTTAAAAGATAAAGATAAGATTGTTGGAAGAAAGTTGCAAAAATTAAATGAATCTTTGAAGCGTGTTATTGGCTCAGGAAGTGTCGAGGATGTCAAGTCTCTGATGTCCACATTTAAAGATATAAGCGAGAATAAAGACAAATATGTTGCCGAAGCAACTCAAGAATTAGAAAGAGAGATTGCCTTAGAAAGAAGAAAATTAGAAAGATTAATGACAGATATTGACGCTTTTGACCAAGATGAAAATATAAAAGCGTTTGGAAGATTCTTAGGAATGTTCAGAGAATTAGAACCATCTACTCCAGTTAAAAAATTATTTACTAAGGGAATCAATATGCTTTCGTATCTAAGAAGACAATCTAATAAAATGGCACAAATTACTCGTGAATCCGAAGGAGCGATTACTCAAGGATTTACTGATTTTATGATGGAAAATCCCGACGCTAGACTAGTAGATGGTTTCTTTGAAGGATTCCCTACTCTTAATGCTGCAAGAATGACAGAGTTTGAAGATGCTTCTGACAAATACCAAGAAAAGTCAAATGAATTAGGCGATATTGTAAATCAGTTGAGAAATCTTTCTGATGTGGGGGAAGAAGAATGACATGGGATTACTACGGAGATGGAGATAATTTTGTTCTCAAAGAGGAGAAACAAAAGCCTAAAAAACTTATTGACTCTTTAGATACTAAAGGAAGAAGAAAACTGAAAAAGACACTTCAAGCCGCAGAACCCACAGAATTTTTTGGTCAAGACTTTACTAAATTAGGTGAACTTATTGAGACTCTTAGAGAATTAGAACTAATCAAATCAGACAAGAAGTTAAATAAGAAAATGAAGTCAATGGATGAAAGGAACATTGATATAGTGGCTACTGCTACGAAACTTCGTAAAGAGTACGAACTTCTTTATAGACAATTAAGAGATTTAATTTATCCAGTTGGTAAAAAGGAGGAAAAGAAATGACAGAAGAGAGTATTAACAAAGATGTGTTAGAAATAATTAAGGCTTTAACCGCTAAAGTGGAAGCATTAGAAAAAACAATTTATGCAAAGGATAGTCTTCTAATGAAAGCAGGTTTAGTTGTTTCTCAAAGTCCAACCCCTTCTATGGATAATAGTGTTGGTGGAGTTGATTCTTTACCGACAACTGATGTTTCTAGTATGGATTGGTCCGAAATTCATAAAATGGTTTCAAAAATGGAGTGATTTAAATGCCTGAAAGAGTAACGAAAGAAGAAAGACAGATTAGTATTATTATTCAAAAAGCGAGAGAAGCCAAAGAAATTCTTTATCAGTCCTTAATGGATAATAATAGAAACCCAATGGATGATGAATCAGAAGCGGTGAAATTGAAAAGACCAAAGGCTGAAAATTATAACTACAATGCACAATCAAACGATGGCCCCGATACTCTTCATGCTTATGCGGGAGAAATAACAAAGATGGTTAGTTTGCTTAAGGCTATTCTACCTGAAGATATGGATGAAAACCCTCTTCTGAATCATGAACAAAGAGTTAAGTTGATTAGTCAAATTGATGGTCTTGCTTCTATGCTTACTGGTTTATCTAAACAGATTAAAATGGCTAAGCCTGAAGAACGAAATGAAATGATGAATGAAATCATTAATATCAATCGTAAATTAATGGCTCTTGAAAAAGAATTGGCTTCTATTCCTGAACAAACTATGTTTTATGATTCCGAATACTCAGGAGAAACATTAGACCCTGAGTACGAAAGAAATAGATGATTTGTATGAAGTTGGGTTCTATTGAGAAGGATAAACAGCCTTCCCAAGAAATTCTTCGTCTATTTGAAAAGACAAGAGTTGCCTATTTATCTGCAAGACAAGACCCTACAGAATATTCGGGTCGTTGGCGTAAAGCGGTTGATATGATTATAGACTCTTATAATGAGAGTGATGCCGCAGGAAAAGAGATGAGAAACTTTATTGATGAAAAGGATTTAGAAGACAAAGACGCAAAAGACCCTTCTTCAAGACAAGCAAAAGAACTGTTTGATAAAGTAAAACTTCTTCGCTATTCCTCATCTATCGTTGCTGACCCTTTCGCAACGATGTTCAAGGACGGTGTTCTTGAAGAATTGTTAGATAATCCAGAAACTATGGTTAAATTTGTGCATTATGCATTAAGGGACGATAATAAAGCCCTATCTGCTGACATTTATAGTGTTAAAGGGATGCGTCCCGACACAATTACGGAGGGTCTTATGGGTCTTGACCTAGAATCGGACGACATAGCCCTCTATATTATAGAACATTACGGAGACGGAAAAGACTCAAAAAAGGTCGAATCGAAAGTAAAGGCTGCTATGGATATGTTAGAACTAATCTTCTTTTCTAAAAATGAAGAGGAAGATTGGGAAGAACTGAAAGATATAGACGGATTAGAGAAGTCTATTCCGAGTGATGAGAAAAAGTCCATATCGCAGTTTATTATTCCTAATAAACCCATGTATAGAATTTTTGAAGTAGATGATATTAATGAATTAAAAGGGTTTAGTGGCAACTGGTATGTTCAAGAAAAATACGACGGGATGAGAGTCCAGTTGCATAAAATTGATGACAATGTTAAAATATATTCATTTAATGGTAAAGACATTTCTGAACAATGTAAAGAACAAGTAAAGGAATTAAAGAAAAAAGAGTATGGTGATTGTATTTTAGATGGAGAATTGGTTCTTTTTAATAATGATGAGCCTCTTCATAGAGCCGATACCGTCGCTCATGTCTTCAAAGGGAAATATAAAGACGCTAAACTTCGATGCCATGTTTTTGATATTATTCGCCACGAATCTCAGACATTGGCAGACGAAGAATTAGAGAACCGAATGACAATTTTATTCAATAACTATTCCTCTAAATCTAGCGAAGCGATAGCATATCCATCAAAGAAAGATACTCGCCAAGCAGATAATTTAAAAGATATTGAGAAGTATGCAGAAGAAATGATGCAAATTCCTACATCTGAAGGAGTAGTTATTAAAGACGCTACTTCAACTTATTATATTGGCACTAAGAAAAATCCAAAATGGATTAAATTGAAGAAGTTTGTTGACTTAGATGTTATTGTTTTAGATAAGAAGAAAACAAAAAGTAATCTATTTTCTTATACTGTGGGTGTTGGGCCAGTTGATGAAGAAATGACTGGAGCAGTTGAAATAAAGAAAAGACATTATTTGAATGTAGGTAAAGCACTCAATACAAAAATTTCTGTAGATGTTGGGGATATTATTCGAGTAAAGGTAGATGAAGTCAAAAAGAAGGGAGACGGGTTTAGTTTGTTTTCAGCAAAACCTATTGAGATTCCCGAAGTAGAACATCCCGATAAACTAGTCACATTAGAATTACTTTCTCAAGACACTAAGAAATCTCTTAATTATGATGTTGAAGCATTCACAAAAGGAATAAAAATTACTGACCATATTCATGGAGAAGCAAATATTATTATCAAATATGATATAGATGGATTTACAATCTATGGCTATGAAGAAGATAATCTAATGTCTAGAAATGCTACAATGGATTTAGATATGTGGAAGCAACAGGTAATTGATATTATGAAATCAAAACAAAGCGATTTAACTGTTGCTATTTTTCAGCATTTAAAAATGAATGGTCCTAAGACACCAAAACAATTACATAATTTCTTAAAAGAAAAACAGCCCAGTTTATATGAAGAGGTTCTTGATTCTGATGAGAAAAAACTTAAACAATGGTCTATTCTTAGAGACGGTATTAGCGAAAAAGACAATAAAATAGTTGCTGATGATGATAAAATCATGCAGGAAGAAGAAATTAAAAAAGAAGATATTAAAGCCGTCGAAGGTGAATATAAAACACCGCCTGAGTTAAGAGAGGGTGAATTCAAACTTTATTCGAGAGAAGATGATAATATAACATTAGCAATCAAACTTAAAACTGAAAATATGTTTTGGACAATTAATGTCGAGAATGAGGAAGAACTTTTTGATTTATTCGGTGCGGCTGGGAAATATCCAGCAGAAGTAGCAAAAACAGTAACTAAGGGAAAAGTTATTGATTCTGGAAAGATAAGATTAGGCATTCAAAGGGACGGCTATCATGAATATTTCTTAGAAGGCAACAAGTTTGAAACTAAAATGCATTATAGAGTCTTAGACGTAGATGGACAAAGAATGTGGCTTGCATGGACTGGATATAAACAAACTCCTGCTGATAAGGAAGGGGATGAAGGAAAGTGGAATATTTATGAAGATAGGTATAACAAATTACCCCTTCCTACCGAAGAATAGGTTGTTCTTTATATACTGGATAATGGTTAGTAGGGGTTGAGAAGAATGTCTTCTGTGGTGATGCGAAACAACACTTCTGATTTCAGGATTCTCAAAAGCCAAGACGATTTAATGATTGGAGGATATGCAAGCATTGAAATCGTTGATAAGCAAAATGATTTAATCACACTTAAAGCCCTTCAAGAAGCGGTAAAGAAATACATGGAGAACCCCAAGTTTAGAAATGTAATGACAAATCATTCAAATGTTCAAGTCGGAGAAGTTGTTGAATCATACCGAGATAAATCAGGGAGACTATTCAAAACAGAAGTTGATGATGTAGGATTCTTTGTTGTAATCAAATTAAGAGATGATATTGAAAAGGCCAAAGAAATTAATCGTGGCATTAGAAAAGGTTCATTAAGAAGTTTCAGTATTGGAGGACAGGCTTTAGAGAAAGTTAAGAAAACCCATGATGAATTAGGGGAATACAACGAAATTTCAAAGTTAGAATTACATGAAGTCACTATTTGTGAAAAAGGAATTAATCCAGAAGCAAAATTTGACATTTTAAAGCAAGAAAAAACAAAAAAGGTGAAAAAAATGACCAGAATTGAAAAAGCATTGGCAGAACTTGACGCTCTTATGGAAGAAGTCAATACGCTAAGAAAGGAAGAAGAAGAAAACATGGACATGAAGGACGAAAAAATGATGTCTGAAAAGTTGATGGATGAAAAGGACAAAATGATGTCTGAAAAGGACAAAATGATGTCTGAAAAGATGAAGGACGACAAAGAAATGATGGATGATGAAGAGAAGGGTATGGGCGAATACATGGATGATGAAGCCAAAGCCTATGTTCCTACTCTTGATGGAGCAGGTGTTGAAATTGGCGAACCTGCTGACAGAATCATTATTGAAGGAGGCCGACCAAAGGCTTCTGATTTACCAGTTGTTAAGGCATTTAACAACGAAGAATTAGAAACCCTTGACTTATCTGTTGGAAACATTGAGAAGGCTTACGAGGCTTTCCGTCAAGAACAATTAGAGAAGTTGGCTTACGACAACCTCCAAAAGCAGTTTGAGGCTCGCTTCAAGGCTGAAACTTCTCAAAGAGAAAACATTCTCGCAAAGTCTCAATATGATGCTCAAAGCGAAATTGCTTCTCTTAAGGATGAATTTGCCGCACTTCGCAAGTCTTTGACTGCTGAGAAGGAAAACATCCTAAAGGCTCAAGAAGAGTCTTCTATCAAACTCCCTACTATGGATGAATTAGCCGAAATGGATTGGGCTGACATTCATAAAATGGTTGGAGGAAACCTTTGAGGTGATTTAGCATGACAGGATATATTAACACTATTGCAGATTTAGAAGCACAAACCTATGGAACAAGCGCAACGGGCCACATTAGCAATCAATTGCTTAAGGCTCAAGGAACCGTAAGCGGCATTCATGTTGCTCACGATGGTTCATTTAGCGACCCATCGGGAATTAACGCAAACCTTTACAACAAGATTTACGGCCAAAAGGTCTGGTCTATGTTAAACCGAGAATGCAACGCATTGTCTGTTATTTCAAAGCGACCATATTCTTCAAGTGGTTGGAGAATCCTCAAGAAGCGTCCTGCTGGCGGTTCTGGAAACTTTTTGGACATTTCTGCCGCTTCCAACACCACTCTTAATACTGCACTTTATGGTGCTGATTCTTTGAGAGCAGACCGAATTGGTGGCGTTCCAGAAAATGCATCGTTAGATTCAGATTCGGACGGTCTTCAATCAATTGCTCCTGAATACGATGTTCTCTTTACGAGCCCAAAAATTATTGCTCATCAATTTGCTTTCAGCGAACTTTCAATGGAAATGGCTCAGATTGACGACGGTATCGGTGATATTAGAGCGCAATTGAGAGAAGACATGGGTAAGCATCACGCTGAAGTTCAAAACACTATGCTTGTTATGCCATTGGAGAACTATTCTCCAACTACGGCTTATAACACGGCAAACGCTATTGATAGAGGCTACACTTCTCTTATGAAGATTGTTTCTAACTCGGCTGAAATTACCGAATTGGCTGACAATTCTGGTGGAAACCTTGTTGATTCTGCTACTGACCAACAAATTGACCACCTTTACGGAAAGCAAAGAAGTGATTCAGGAAACGAGTTTTTGGATGCAGAAGTTTCTTTTGGTGATGGCTACCTTTCGGCAGAAGCACGACAATTAACCTTAACGGTTATTAACGATATGCTCCGAAGACTCCGTGTTGCTGGCGGTTCACCAAAGGTTATCCTTACTGGATATGACACCCTTCAAACGCTTTCTGACTTATTACAGGCTCAAGAGCGATTCATGGACCGAAAAGAAATTGTCCCAACCGTGAACGGTGTTCGTGGTGTTAAGGGTCAAGAAGTCGGATTCCGTGTTTCTACTTACTACGACATTCCTTTGATTCCTGTTGCCGCTATGCCTACTACTGGTAATAACTCAAGTTTGATTAGCGATATGCTTTTCCTTGATACTGACCATTTGTGGCTGTCTGTGATGAAGCCTACTCAGTATTTCGAGGATGGTATCAGCAACGGAAACCCATTCGGTGTTGGAAACCTCGGAAACAAGGCTCTTTATCGCACAATGGGTGAAACTGGTTGTTCTTACTTCAAGGGTCAAGGAAAGATTACCAACCTTCTTTGAGGTGATTAAATTGGCACATACAGTTACGTTATTGGCAGACCATAAAGGTTTTACCAAGCCAAGAGCAAATGGCGATGAATATATGGTTGATGCAATCATTAACATCACCAATTATGTTTCTGGAGGTATTACTTTAACGGCTGCCGAAGTCGGTTTAAGTCAAATCACGCAATTGATGGTAACTGGCGTAGAAGAAATTGGTCATTCAGCAAGAGCCGTTGTTTCAACAACGGGGGCTTATGAATCTGTTTCTAGCGTCAAAATCATTCTTTCGACTGGTTCTGCACAACAAAGCGGAACTGCTGATGAAGGAATTGTTCGTGTAAGAGTCTTTGGTTTGCTTTGAGGTGGTTTAATTGGCAACAATTAAACTGACCAAAGGGGCAAGGTCAAAAACACTATTTGTTGATGGACAAGTGCTTGATAGAACAGTCTCTTTAGATTTGCCTACTGAAAAGGCTTTAATCTATTTAGGCGATAGTGCTTTAGAAATCACTTTTCTCGAAAGTGAAAGAAAGGTTTTGAAGCAACTAAAGCCCGAAAGACTGGTTCGCTTAGGCAAGGCGTTAGGAAAAGATTTTGACACACATGATAAATTGTGTGCATATCTTCTCCCCGCTAAACCAAAGGTGAAGAAAGCACCTGCTAAGAGCAAAAAGTCCTCTTTGGCTGAATAATCCTAGCGATAGGATTAAGAGGGTGATGCCTCATAGACAGTTTGAACGGAAGTGATGAATCATGCCGAGTTGCAGAAGTAGTGGTCTTTTAACGGCTAGTGGAAAGGTTTTTGTTGGACAATGCAAATTAATTTCTATTCATGTTAATAACGATAGTGGCGGTGCGCCTTGTCAAATAAAAGTATTTGACGGAACAGATAATACGGGTAAAGAATTAGCCCGTATTAACATAGATGGTGCTGGTGTCCAAAATCTCGAATTTGACATGCATGGGGTTATTTGTTCTGTTGGACTCTTTTATGAAGAGACTAGTGGAAACGCAAATACTTTCATTCACTTTTCTTGAGGTGTTAAAATGGCAGCATTAAGTCAAGATACAAGACTCATTATGACAATTTTATTTGTTGGCGCATTAAGCGGAACAAATGTTTGGGCATATGCGGCATTCGGAATGAATTTTCCTTATGGCCCATTAGCACACTCAGTTCTATTTGGTTTAGGCACAATTGGTGCAATTATGGTTATGAAAGCAATTTTTGATTTATCACTCAATGATAGAATTGAACTTTGGCTCTTAGACCGTAAAATTGCGGCATACTGGGAAAGAAAGGCTAGGGATGAACAACAAAGACAAAAGATGCGTGAAAGCGCAAAACAATACAACACTACCTTTTATCAACCTGTTCAGCAGGAAGAAGAAAATAGCGTTGGTAATGAGTTCTTGGCCGCACTACAATAGGCGGTGAAAGAATGGTCTTTGGCGACATAATGGGCTTTTCTGATTCGGATTATGCTTATAATCAACAAAGGGCGCATTCAGCAGATATCTTCTTTTTGAAGATGAGAATGTGGTTTTGGGGTTCTTGTGCCTGTCTTTCAGGTTTCCTTATTGGAAATATTCTTGGTGTTTTTGATATTAACATCATGGGCTGGTTATTAGATACCCTTCTCAATGGGTGGGGGCATTAATGTCCCTAATGACAGGATTTGCTATTCTTGTAGGTGAAGCAATCATAGGATTTTACAAAAAAATTCACGCAATTAATTTTGGAGTCTATGGGGCCACAATGGTTGGAAAAACAACACTAAGCCATCAATTAAGAACAAGAGGGGAAGTTCCTCAAATAAATGAAAGAACGGTTGGAAGACATAGAGCAACAAGAAAAAATGTCAAAATAGATGGAGACTCCCATACAGTAAGAAGTGCAGATATTGGAGGAGAAGCAATTTACTGGAAAGAATGGGAAAAGGATATGCAAAATAGGAGAGTCAAATATATTATTTTCATGATTGACCACAGGCATTTAGATAGTGAAGTTAATTTAGACCATCAGTTAGCATGGAAGTTTTTAGTTGATTCGATTATTTCAAATAAGTGGTCAAACGGTAAAAAGAAAAGAGACTCAGATTTTCCAATGGCAGTAGGTATTTGGGCAAATAAGTATGATATTTGGGGAAAGAAATATCCATTAGAAGACCAATCTATAGATAAGCATGAAATATTTGAACCATTTAAATATGGAATGAGAAAGTTAAATGATAAAGGAATACCGTGTTTCAAATATATTGTTTCTGCAAAGTCTGACCCCGAAATGGTTTATAGAGGAATTACCACAATGATAAAGGACTATTGATTATTATGTACCAAAACAACATTATAGGACAAAATGCACCACAACAATTTAATCCTGCTCTTTCGCCACTTCAACAGGCAAGAGCAAGTGGTGTTGTGCAAGAATACAAGTTTATTTCGTATAAGCCGAAGACTCAATTAAAGGAACTTAAATTGGTTTTAAAAGCAGAACCAAAGAAGTTTTTAGGCATTAAATATGGAAAAAAATTTAACCTCAAAGACAGATGTGTTGTTTGTGGTTTTCATCATATTTGGGAACAAGGAGATTATATGCGTCCTCCTATGCCTTTAGATGGAGTAGTTAAGGGAAGACCTTTAATGGGAACTTATTGTCCTAAACACGCTTCCATATATATGCAATTAGAAATGCTACAACAGCAAATTCTTGCAGATAAGCATGGACTTGAATTTAAATCATTTAAGCCCCGTATGCCTAAAATGCTCAAAGCAGGACCAATTAAGACTTTAAGCAAAGAAGATGTTATGAGTCTTACCTCGGCAGGATGGTTTATAACCCCACCCGCAATAGGAGATTCAAAGACGGCAACGGATGAGGTCATTCGTCTAATCACTGAAATAAATATTATCACAGAAAGACTCAATCATTTGATGCTTAAGCATAATGTTCAAGCACAAAATGAATTACCGCAAGAAGAAATAAAAGAGGAATTAGTTAAGGAGGCATAGATATGGTATTTGGAACTAGCAACAAGACTGTTTTAGGAGCAGTTCAAGCGCAAAGCGACACACAATTTAAGACTGTAAATAATTTACTTTCATTACAGGAAAATCATGTTGAAGAATTTTTTCAATATCATGGAGAACAATTCTTGATTGCTCTTGAAAAGTTAATGGAAGATGTTGTTGAAAGAGTTGTTTCTCAAATGCTTGCTAAGTTAAGTTTTGACACTAATGGCAGCAACCTTACTGTAAACCGAGATGCTCTTCGTGAATACGAAAGAATTACTCAAGAAAACATTGATTTAGATATTCAAAAGTTATTGCAATCAGCAATTAATACTGAGGTTGTTATGCAAAGAAAGATGGCAAAACAACAGTATCTTGAATCACAGGGATTTAGTGGTGGAGGTATGCAACAACCATCAGCAGGTATGGCTTTAGCCAACGTTACTGGAAATACTCAACAATATCAACAAATGCAAGGTGCTATGAATAATGGCACAGGCTATCCTATTCCTCCTTCGGGAACAGACGGATATGGTCGTCCTTATTGGATTGATGCTCAAGGTCAAATGAGTTATGAGCCTCCTTCAAGTGGATTACATTTAGGTGCGGCAATCCAAAAAGGGGCGGCTTGGGCAAAATGGCTCATGTGAGGTGAATTAAGTGGTTAGTTTTAATTGGGGACGACAAACCCTTAGTCTTCCTCGTTCTGCGTCTTTTATTGAAACACAGATGAAAGACTATGTTCTTACTGGCGATAAAGAATTTCGTCGTAAGGTTAAGACTGCAAAGGATAGTGTAGATGATAGCGAGCCAAATAGTGCCGCACTAAAAGAACAATTAACAGAAATTTTAGAAAAGGTTCTCGATGAACCACTAAAACCTCTTTTGGAAAGAGACGCTGACGCATGGAAAGGATTTTCTCGTAAGAGGGATAAAACCCCAAACGAATCTAATCTTGCTTTTATTGAAGATAAAAAAGTAGGAGACATTACAAATGCAAGAGTTCTTGGTAGATTAAAAGGAACTGATGTTTCTTTTATTCGTAGTGGAAAAACTAAATTACCCGACTTTGATTTTGATGATTTTATTTCAGCCTATGGTGATAAGCCAACTGTAAACTATGATATTCAGTTTAGAGAAAATAAAAGATTAAATGATAGGTTCAACTATGCTCATCAACCACAACGAAGTTCGCTTAAGGCACACATTGAGGCCAAGATACCTGCTTTTGATTATGGAGATTTAGAGAAAGTTAAAGCAGATTTTATTTTAGAAACTACTGGGCAAGAGGCATCATATAGACCATCTAACCAAAAGTTTACAATTGCAGAAGATGTTGTTGATTATTCATTTAACATACCTGATTCCTTTATTGACAAATTAAAAGGCGGGGTTTCTGCACAAGAAAATTATGTCATTGAAGCAGAATTAAATGAAGATGGAGAGTTTGAATCTGTTGGGGAAAAAATAAATCTTACATCAAATCCTGAAGAAGAAATCAATATGCTTAATGTTCAATCAGCAATCGGGGATTTGAATAGAACGGAAGAGATGAAAGAAGAAGATATTATCGAATTGAATGGTAAATACTACTCCTTCGTATTTAAGCCCGAAGGTGAATCTGGTAAGCAAGCAAATCTTAAATTTGATGGAGAAGGAAGAGGAACTATTGAAGGTTTCTTTGAGGATGAAGCAGTTAAAAGAGTAATTATGAAAGCATTTAAGCCTTTCTTGGTTATACCTGATGAAGTGTATTCTTTTAAAGTATATGGAAATATTACTACAAAAAAGGATAGAGCAGAAACATATAGAGATTTTGCTACTGCTGCCGAAGGATTAACAACTATGGGTGAAGGTGGAAAGCCATTAACTCAAGAAATGATTGATGAGCAATCTAAAAGAGCCTTTAGCCATAAAACAGAAAAAGACGAAAAAGGAAATCCTATCTTTATTTCGGAAGATGAATATGCTAAATTGCCTAAAGCAGAAAAAGAAAATTACAAGTCTGAAATTAGAGTGTTTGAAGTAGGAGATGAAAAACCAACAACTACAAGAGATGCGGGTGATTTTGGTCAAATGAAATTTGGAACAGAGACTCTCAGATTAGGAGATATTCAAGACGCTTTTGGTGATGCTTTTGTTAAATTAACTTTTGAAGTGACTAAACACGGAGAATACAATTTGAGTGGCTCAAGGTCAAGACAGAATAGAAGCATGGTTTCTCATTCAAATAAAATAAAAAAGAATGTTAGAAAACTTAAAAGAATGATTGGTGTATAAAATGGGTCAAACAATTTCGCCAAGCGACTTTACAGAAATTAATCCTAATTATTCTGAAGGTCGAGGTTTTTATACCAATGCTACCGAGGTTGCTAATTTACTCCAAGTTCCTGCATTTTCAGTCTCTACCTTCCCAACCTTAGCCCAAGTTGGTTCAATCATCAAAAGGGTGGAGGGAATCGTTGATGATAAGGTAAAGCGTTCATACCGACCAATTATTACGAAGGATGAACACCATAACTTTGAATTTTCTCGTATGCCACACAAGGCATATTATGGTGGTCATGTTGGTTTTATTCAATTATCAAAAATGAAAGTAAGGAAGATTGTTTCATTACAGTTGTGGCAAGGAAGCCAATATATTGAAATTGCTTCAGCACAAGCAAAAATTACCTTACAAGATAATTTTAGAGACTTGAATTCTATTATTCTTCAATTACCAAATAGCGGAGTTTCTTTTGAACTGCTCTCTGAAAATGATTTGACAAATCTAGGAAACGATGAGTTCAATAATACCTTTGGCATCAAGACAACCAATGAAGAAATTGTTTCTTTAATAAACGAATCGTTCCCTTCAATGTCTCAATATACTGGTGCAACTGCTCCAAAAAGCCTCACTTCTTCTAATCTTTCTATTTCTGACTTTTTCTATGCCGCCAAGAACAAAGAAAATGGCAAGCAAATTTTCATCTCATCCCTACTTTCGGGGGATGATGGGGCAGATTGCGTTATCAAGGCGACCATAAAACAGTCATGCACGACGATTAACTCATCTACTGCTCTTACTGTCGCTGATTCATCAAAATTAGCAGTAGGTATGGTTGTTAGTGGAACTGGTATTACAGGGACAATTACTATCGCTTCAATCACTGATGCAACAAATGTTGTATTAAGCGCACCTGCTTCGGCAAGTGCGTCAAATGTTTTAACATTTACTACAACAGAAGCAATACCAACTGTTTGCACATTAATAGATTTTACAGATAAAGAAGACCTAAGAAGACTTGGTGATTATTGGACTATCAATGAAGAAGGCCGTATTTTCTTTTTGAAAGATTATCCCTATCATAGAAGCAACTCAGTTATTGTTTCTTATATTGCTGGTGATAATCGAGTTCCTTCTGCTATTCACGAAGCCACCACAAAATTAGCGGCATCTGAAATTATAAGACATGACGACCAAAGTATTCTAATCGCAGAATCAGGTGCTAATATTTCAACAAAAGAAAAATATGATATTCTTCGTAAAGAGGCTATGGATATTTTAAAAGGAAAGGGCGACCTTGTTTATTTCTTGGATTGATTAATATGGCAATAAAAATTGATATATCATCATTTGAAAAACTTCTTCAAATACAAAAGGAAAGACAATTGGCTATGAAAGAAGCGTCCGAAGCATTAGGTATTGATATTGGCTTTAGTGATGATGAAGTAATGGAATTTGCTTTAGAAGAATATCAAAAAGAAATTGATAAACAAATAAACAAGGAGGTATCGTTATTGATGAAGTCTCTCTTCTCTTAGATTTACTATCAAGTAATTGGTCTTCTAATGCTACTGCTCTTGTTAGCGCAGGGACAATTAGTGCCGACCATGCAGTTATTCCTGAATTTATTGATATTAGAACACTATCTGCTAATAAAGGTGTTCGTGTTGATTTAAGCAGAAGTCCTGCTACTATTGTTGTTTTTGAAGACTCACAAACAATTGAATATCCAACAATTCATTATGATGTTAGAAATGAAACTTATTCATTCACTATTCATATCCGAGTATTACATGATGAGAGGGGTGGAGCAGATGCCTCACACGGAAAAGATAGGCTAAGGGCTATATACTTGATTCTGCGTAGGGTTCTTGAGGGTAAGCGCAAGGGCTATACCGCAAGTGATGGTTCAAAGTTCAATCAGTTGTTCGTTGGTTCAAGAAGCGAATCAAATGATAGAGCCAAGCGTTTATTCGGATATAAAGTCAATTTAGAAGCGAAAAGATTTGCATTAAGTATTCCCTAGTAAGTTTGTTAGGAAAGGGGGAGTTTTAGCATGGTATTAAACAAAGATATATTTTTAGGGGCTGGCACTAGTTTAACATTTATTCCTGAATGTGATTTATATTTAGGGGTAGGGCGACAGGATGACGATTCAGCATTCCCAACAAACGGCTCATTAACAACTAATGAAGTTAAAGCATCCTCTGGGTTTTTAACAAATTTTTCTTTATTGGAGGATTTGTATATTGGTTGTTTAATTGAAAGATATACTGGGGCAGACGATACCTTAGCCTCAGTTCATAGAATTAAATCAAATACCGCCACAACTATTACTACGACACATTCATTTAAGCCCCATGCAGATGACTATTTCGTTATTCGTGCATATGGCGCACCCACTCCTTCAACTACTTCAACCGCAAAAAGACTTCTTTCTGACCAATGGTTAGGTGTTCTTGAAAGTGCTACTTTCCCAACAGTTGAGCCTGACTTTAAGCAAGTTAATTTAAGTCTCGGTGGCTCAAGAAACTTTACTTACCAATACAAAGGGATTACGAACTTTGGGACGGCTGATTTAAATTTGGTAGCAAATCATGGTGCTTGGCTTTATTATTTCTTAGGAAGATGCACAAGCCTAATTTGCTCAACCGAAGCGGTTGGTTCTTCAATTACAGATAGATTTACTGCTGGTGAATCAAATAAAGTTTTGATTGAAGGCTTAGATGCAAGCGGAACTAATGTTCCTGTTGGTGCTGGAAAAACTTTAGCATCATTTACTGAAACTGGCCCTATTTTTTATAGGAGTGTAGGAACAGATATTTGTCCTCCTTTAGCAGATAATGAAATTGCTAATATAACGAATATGGATGTTTTGACTAGACCGAGTATTTCAAGTGGCTCTATTACCAATCCCATCACTTATACCTTTGCTGAATCGGATTCGGATAATTTACCTTCTTTTGCTATTGAAAGAAGTGATAGTAAATTAGCGGCCACTACCCCGTTTAGAACAGATACAACTTCTATTTCAATTACTGGCGGAAGCACAACTTCAGGAGATACCACAATTACATTTACTGATAATGCTAATTCTGCTTTAATGCAGGTTGGAATGTTAATTAGTGGAACTGGTATTCCTGCCCATACTCGTATTGCACAAATTGTTAGCGGGGTTAGAGCAGAATTGACAAACAATGCTACTGCTACGGGTTCTTCTCTTACATTTACTTTAACAGAAGATGAAGATAATTCTTTTGTTCAAATCGCAAGAGGATGTAGGGTTAATACTTTAACAATGACCGCAAATGAAAATGAAGAGGTTAAAATGACTCTTAGCCTAAATACTAGAAATGTTCACTCTCCAAAAGAAGGAGAGCAATATGATGCTAGAAGCGCAGTTTCTAATGAAAAAGATTTCTTTAATTTTGAAGCAGAAACAACTGGTGCAAATGCAGCACAAGAGTTCCGAGAGCCATTTTTCTTCTCCGATGGAACCTTTAAGGTATTAGGACAAGAGTTTTTGAAAATCAATACTCTAACATTGACTATGAACAATAATCTCCAAGACCGTAGGTTTTTAGGTGTTGGAAGCAAAGAAGTTCAAGAGGCTATTCCTGCTCAAAGAAATTATGAAATTTCATTTACAGGTCATGTGACTGATAATGCATTATATAAGGCACTTAGAGATGATACTGAAAATATTACACAGACTATTGAATTAATTTTCACTAAGCCTAACGGTGAAGCAATTACTTTAAACTTTACTGATTACATGGTAAGTTCTAACAATTTCCCAATCGCTGATGATAAAGGGCCAATTGCAGTAGAAGCCACAGTTATGCCGAGAAATTTAAGTCTTTGCACCGTTAAAACACATTGGGTTTTGCAGGGGTGATAGCATGGTTTCAAGAGCAGAAAAATTAGCCTTAGTTAAGGCACTAAAAGCACAGGATAAAAAACCAAAAAAAGAAAAGAAAACTACTCAAAAGTCTAAGTTAGCAGAATGATATTCCACCAACACCGTTTGTTTGTTTGTTGGTATAAAAGGTGGATAAAATGTTGAACAGAAAAATTGTATCAGATAAAAGTGTGCTTTTTGCACTAACCGAGCCTACGCTGCATTATATTCGTGTAGCACCCGAAAAAGAAGAATACCTCAAAGTGTGGGTAAAAGAACCCACATGGCTTGAGGTTGATAAAGCCATGAACGCCATGATGAAGATTGATGCAAAGCGTCAAGACATGGAGTTAGACCTAAACGCTATGTTTAGATTCATGGTTGAAAATTTCGTAGTAAAGACAGAACCAAGTCTTTCTGCGATTGACATTTTACGACTCACGCCGTATATCGGCAATCAGTTAAAAGAAATTCTCCCAAACCCATTTAATGCGTTAGAGGAGGATGAAGAAAAAAACGTAAATTAAAGGGAATATTGAAGGGAGGAAAAGGCTCTCCTGAACATATTTCCTTAATCATAGTTTATTCATTGGCGAAAGCATTAGGAATAAGTCCTCTTGAAATTTACAAAATGCCATCTTCATTAGTTATTGATTTATTATCCATTCATAAAGTAATGCTAGAACTAGAACAAGAAGAAATGGATAAAATGGAAAAAAATACAAAAAATAATATGAACAAAATTAGGTGATTAAATGACATATACTGCAACATTAAGGCAAAATAATGCGATGTTGGAGACAATGCAAGCCACTATGGATAAATTAACAGATACTTTAGATAATTTTGCTAAATCACAAAAGACATTTACTGAACAAACCAAAAAAGCAGAAAAGACAGAAAAAGCACTTAATAAAGAATTGGTTACGAGAGAAGAAACTCTTAATCGCGCTTTTAAGCAATTAGAAGCGGGTGGATTAGAAGTAAGAAAATTTGAAATTTTTTCTAAAAAATCATTTGATGCTTTTATTGCTTCGGGTGGAAACGCCTTCGATTTCTTTGACTTAGCATTATCATCAACTAATCAAAGAGTTAAAATCTTTGGTGTAGAGGCTTCACTAGCAAGAAAAGTTATGTATGGGTTTTTACCGCCTGGAATGTTTAGATTAGTGAATAAATTATCTACTTCTTTTAGATTTTTAGGCGGAGTATTTAGAAAAACGGGAGAAGACGGAGAAAATATAGATAATATATTCAAAAAAATGACTAGAGGAATATTGTCTTTACCTAAAGCAATGAAAATGAAGAAGGGCGACTTTAATATAATAAGCAAAATAAAATCAGGAATAGCAGAGGCTAGGGATATAGGAGAAACTTCTAAATTTTATAACAGTTTAATAAAAGAAGAAAAGAATAAACTTTCTACCATTAAGGATTCTAGGTCTTATGCTAGTAGTGATGCAGGAAAACGAGAAATAGAAGATATAGAGGAACAAATTAAAATATTAGAAGAATCAAGAGATAGTGCTATCGAAATGAGTAAAATGGGTAAGTTTACAAATAAATTTATTAAAGGATTGAAAGCCGCACCTCAATTTTTAGCAAAGTCACTTGTATTTTTTGGTAAAGTGATGCTATATGCTACTCTTTTCCTAACCATAGCATATATTTTATATAAAACGGTTGGGAAAACTATTATTGAAACACTTAAAACTATTTATCCTGCAATATTACAAGTGGCTACTATTGCTCTTGGTGGAATAATGCTAGTGTGGGAAGGAATACAAAGCATTTTTAAAGGATTCTTCGGAGAAGGGGGTAGTTTAAATGATGTTATTGACGGGGTTATTCTAATTGGTCTTGGCATATTACAATTTGCTTTAGGGGTTGTAGGGACATTATTAGTTGCTTTAGGTGGATTTGTTGTAGAATTTGTAGGAATTGCATTTGATAGATTAAAAGGTTTCATAAGTAATGCTTTTAAAAACACAGAAAACTTCCTTAAGGCTTTACCTGCTATTCTTTTAGTTGTCGGTGGTCTTATTGCATTTATAATGGGTGCGCCTGTTTGGTTGGCATTAACAATTGGCATAGTTTTATACAAAGTAGCGGCATTTGCAGTTAAAAAGTTGGCTGATATAGTTCCAGGTTTTTCTAAAGGAGGAACTTCTTCAGGAGGATTAGCAGTTGTTGGAGAAAGAGGAGCAGAATTAGTTTCATTACCAAGAGGTTCAAGGGTTCATTCCAATTCACAAAGTAAAAAGATGATTTCTAATTCTAGCCCTGTTAATAATTTCAATATTACGATTAATGCAAAAGATACATCTGATGCAGAACTTAGAAGAATAGCACAAAAAATAGGAAATATGGTTAATAATTCTGTCAATAGAAGCACATCTTCTGCAATAATGAGGTGATTAAATGAGTAGTTATGTATATTTAAAACTTAATGCTTTTGCTAAAGGCTCTACTGATTTAACTACAGATACTATTCCTCTAAGAATAAATAATTTAAGCATTTCAGTTAGTCGTCAAGTTTTAGATTTTACTATTCCTTTATCAAGTATTGCTACTGGTGAGTCATTAACTGTTGGTGCTGACTTTGGTGCGGCTGAAAAAACCATTTCTCTTAGTGGGTTCATTACTGATGCAAACATAACAAAGAGCCACACTTCGGGTTCTGTTTTCTTTACTGCTCAGGAAATTGCTCAAATGATAGCCGCAAGCGTTGATTCATCTAGTATCGCTAAATATCAAAACTTTAATGAACTAGTAATTCTTATACCTTCTAATGTTGATTCTTCCTTTGTTGATAGAGATTCTGCTTCAGGCGTTGGTTCAAGAGGCGATTTGATTCCATTTACCTTTAGTGCAAGGGGAGAAGCAAATGATAAAGATAATGAACGTGTACCTTTTCCTTTTAATTTTCCAGATACACAAACAGCCGATGGAATTAGTGGCTATATTCAATCTTTTAATTTTACACTAAGCGGTGAAACTACAGAAGTAGAATTTAGCATGGAATTTAAACAAGCAAATATTTTCCCTTGAGGTGCTATCAATGTATGATGTTTATGTAGGTAAGAGGAAAAGTTTAGTTTTTCCTATTATGTGCAATTCTCATGTTTCGGTTAGTTATACCGATAATATTCCTGATATAGAGTCCACCCCAAGCGACACAACCGATGATATTCCTTATGGGATATGGGCGCATGAGGGCGACTGGACGGTAGAAGCCCTTATCACCCCCTATGACATAAACGGAAGTGGAGCAACGGGCAGAAGGGACCGTTTAGCACAGAATAACAGAAGGGGCGTTATGCCCGCTAACGGAACAGGGACTTTTCTAAGCGAAACCTACCTACCAACGAGCGATAGATTTGGGCATAAAATGTGTTTTTTCAAATGTGCTAATTTTTCTTTATATTTAGTCAATACTACAACAAATAATGTAAATCAACCTGCCGAGTATGGAATTAGAATTGAATATTCTTATAGTGGCGGTACAGGTTCTTCTCAATCAAGCGCAGTTATAACCTCTTCTAATTCACGCTCTTATGAATACGGAAATGCAAATTATAATAGTTATATTGAAGGCTTTACAGAGGACGGTAGAATTAGATTTAATGATGCTGGTTCAGTTATTCCCGGCCAGTCTTCTGCATCAGCAGTTATTGGAGCAGATACTACTAAATTTGGAGTAGGGCAAGAAGTTTTCATAAGAGAAAATGAATTTGATTTTACTCTTTTGGGAACAATTACAGGAGTAGATGTTCCAAGTAGCGGTAGAATTACTTTAGATACTTCTACAACAAGTGCGCTTTCATTAGGCACTAGGCTATTTACTAGAACATATAAAGAACCAAAATACATTGATAATATACATCACATAGCGGTTGCATATTCTTCAACTTCTCAAAAAATAAATATGTATTATAATGGCTCTTTAATTAATACGACAACAAAAACACTAGCGTCTGAAATCTTAACTTTTGGTAGAGAAGACATTGTTATAGGAAAGAAAACGACTTCTGATAATAATGCTTCTACTGATTGTCAATTTATGGGAGAGATACATGAACTTTGTGTTGTTGGCAGTTATCAAAAATCATTTAGATATTTAAATAGTCTTATGCCAAAATTTTCAGAAACTCTTTTATTTTTGCAATTTGAGGAGGAAAACTTATGACATTAACAGTTGGCGGTTTGACTTCTATTTACAATGCTACGGCAGATAATAATTATGATGTTCCTACTAATCCCAAAATAACTAAAAATACTGCATTTACACAAAGAGTTTTTGGAATTATTCATACTGATGATACTTTACTCGGTTCAAATGCAAATACAGTTATTGAAAAAGTTGGTACTGCTCTTTTAACAGAATATTCTAATTTGGATAATACAAACGGACACACTATAAGATGTTATGATGGAACAAATGGAGTTGATTTGGCTAGTATTGATTTAACAACAGACACTTATTTTGTTTTAATCCATTCTGATGATGCTAATATGCATCACTTTGCTAAAATTGATACAGTAGAAAACGCTGATTCTAACGGAGATTCCTTTACTTTTGAGCCTAAATTTGGTAATAGGGTCGCTAAAGGAACGAAGTTTATGATTTTTAAAGGACCATCTATTGCTAATTCTACTAAAATCGTCGCAATTACTGGAGGCTTAGATGCTTCTACCTTTGGAGCAAATTATGTTGTATCAAGACCGTTATGGTATTTTTACAATGATAAAACAGTAAAGGATAATGAATTAGACCATAATACTAAATATTTTGTTAGATTACACGAAGCAAGTAGTGGAAATAGTATTGATTTAAGTGCTAGTGCCGAAAAAGTTTCTTTCGTAACAATGGCTGAAACCCATTATAGAGTTATTGACTCAAGCAAGTATTCTTATGTTGTCAAATTAAAAGATAATCTTAAATTAAAAGATGACCCCAATACTGCAACTAGTAATGAAAGTTCTGTTCTTTCTGGGACTTTTACTGATTATGATGACTATAACGATTGTTTTATTAATGCAAGAAGGGATAGTGATGATAATTACTCTTCTCTCTCATTAAATGGTTTAACTAGATACACTCATTATAGAGACTCTCCTAATAAAAGCAATTTACTAAATAATGTTTTTGATTCGTATATCGAAGAATCAATTGATGGTAAGGCAGGATATTCAGAAACTAAAGTAATTGATAATAATCAAATTTTAGGAAAAAAATTACAGACCAATCAAGATTATATTATCCGACAAGCAATAGGAACTGGTAGTTTTAATGATTGGGTACAAGTAGGAGAAATAGATTCTTTTGTGACTGTTTCATCAACATCATATTTCTATGACTTAAAAAATGCTACCTATGGTGAACATATTAACATTTCAGAATACTTTAATCAAAATGATGAAATAAGGATAGGAGATAGGGTTTGTATCGTTTCAAGTCGTAATGGTAATGAGATTGTTCTTACCGAAAAAAGTAGATTATTGACAGAAGGAAAATTCACAACTACTTTTGATATGACCACTTTACTTGGCGGAGAAAAGGTGTATCGCAGGGCATTTAATTTATCAAATAGTAATTTATTAACTCGTGTTAAATTTGAAGATACCAGTTTAGATAGATTACGAGTCGTTCTTTATTCGGATTCTGCTAAAGCAATAGAAGCAACTGTCGTAGCATATCAAACACCCCTTTCTCCCCATACTAGTGTTTCTATTGATAACACTTATCAATTACTGTATTTAAATTTTGAAAATAATTATCACGATAGTGATGATAATGGTTTAGAATATGTAAATGGAGAATATGTTATTTTATATGAAGTTTTTACTGGAAAGATTGAAAAAATTACTAGAAAAATAGAAAATGGGAATAACATCGTAACAATTGGAGGAAGAAATACTTTCAGCAAATTGGTGAATCCGATTGTAAATAGAGATTCATTATATTCATTAGATGCTATTTATTCTTCAAGAAGCCCATACAAAAAATTAACTTCATTAGGGACAACTGTTGCTACAACAAGCCTACAGAGCAAAGCATTAACATTTGGAGCAAATGTCACTTTAACTGCTGGAACTGAAATTTTTGGAGATATAGGTTTTATTGGTAAATTACAAAGCGACATTTCTTCCTCAACAAGCGGAACTTTAGAAGATTTTCCTTTGATTCACTATTCGGGAACAGCGCATACTGCAACAAAGCAAGTAATATTTAATAAAGCGATGGCTTCAAACTTACAAATATCTAGTTCAACTGATTTAAGTGGAGCAGCAAATAAAGGGCTGTCATTTCGTGATGGAACAGAATTAGACTCTTCAGGAGCAGAAGTAAAAGAATTATCGGGAACTTCTGATAATACAGATGTTAGAGCAATAGGATATAATATAGACCAAACAGATTCAGTAGGCACACAAGATTCTATATTTTTAGCAAAAGGCACAATATTTTCGGACGAGCCTATAAATACATTAATTGACTTTAATATATTACAAATTAGAAAGGAATCAACAAATAGCGTAGTAAAATTAGCGCCCCATGTTCCAATTGCTTTAGGAAGAGGCCATACTAATTACGAAAATGAAAGCGAATTAACATTTACTACTATAGGAACAACCACTTCTTCTTCTACTGTAAGTGACGGTCAAATCTTTGGAAACTTTACTTCCTTTAGTATTCCATTTCACACTCCTATTTATGTTGATGAAAAATTTGTAGGAAGGCTTCTTTTTCAATCAATTCAGCCTTCTTCTTCTGTTTCAGATTCTTTCTTACTTACAACGGTAGAACAACCTTATCTTTCTGGTTGGTCTTCTGGAAAATCAATACAAGTCCCAACATCTAAAATACACCATGAACTCCAGTTAATTAATGGAAGTCATTTACATGGTGGAAAAATTATTGGTCTTTTAGGAACAGATAACAACATAATTGAATTTGAAACATTTGATACTTCTTCTCACATATCTTACTCCAATAAATTCGGAAACTCTATTTTTAGAATTTTTAATTTAGAAAAAGGTCTTATTGGCCCAAGCAATGGATTTAACGCTATAAATCAAACTTTAGGCAGATTAAATAATCCAAACTCTATAATTAGACCCAAAGGCATTTTTAATTACTATGCTACTTCATATAAAGGCAAAAATACTGTTAAATATAATATTTCTGGTGGTTCTAATGTTTATGACTCAAGGGTGTTGCCTATTGAACGAAGAGGCTTACGCCCAATTACCTATTCTAATTACTATGGAAGAATTTTACCAAACTCGGCCTCATTGAATGTTTCACATGACTATAGAGTTTTAAGCGACCAAGCCCTTTCTTCTGGTTTTGCTAATTCTTTAGAAGTAGAAGACACTTTGTATCATCCTAGCCCAAATGCTGCTAGGCTATTTTTATTTGCTAATTGTGATATTTATCCTTACTCTTCTACAAGAAAAGATAGTTTGATGAATAGTGCAACAAGAAATATTGAAAAGTATGGACTTTTGAGTTTTGGCGACCTTTTAAAATACGATTCAGGAGAGAACAAAGAATCGGTTGTCGGTGATACTAGAAGAGTTTCTCATTTAGATTCATCATATTCCCATAGTTCAATTATTGAATCTGATAAGACTTTATCGAGTCTTAAAAGATTTGGGTTGATGAGATTAACAGAATTAGTTACTGATTATGCTTACAATCCAATAAATCCAGAAGAAGAGATAGATGAAAATAGATATATAGAAAAATTAGATAAAGTATTTAATTACGATGTTGAAACAGTTGTTGATTCAGGAGGAACGGCAATTTCTATTTCTGCAACAAGTGACTATGGTACTTTTTCTGGAAGAGATTCAACAGTAACTATTACTGGAACTCCTACAAATTTACAAGTCAATGATTTATTAGTAGACCTTGCAGAAAATGTTATTTGGGGTGAAGTTAATTCTACTCCAACAGGCGCAAGTGTTTCTATCAATGTAAATCACTTATCTAATAATGGTGCTTTATACACGGGAACTCTCCGAAGAATAAGTGCAACTGAATCAAATACTGTATTTTCTGACATATCTGGTAAAGAAGCAAATAGTGTTATTTACAAAATAGCGAGCGAAAAACAAAGCGGTCTGCATCCAAATAAAAATATGTTTTTTGCCAGTGCTAGAGTTTTTTGCGATGATAATACTGGGAGTTCTTTAAATCCTAATAATAAATTCTTTGATAAATACTCAGAAAAATTACTTAAAATTGCTAGAAGCGGAGAAAATTATGGTATGGTAAGCCCATTTGTTTTTTCAGAAAATCAAACTAGAGCATTTTTAATTGATAGGGTGTCTCAAACTTGTTCCACTAATGGAACTACAACATTAACTGTTCAGGACTCTTCTAAATTAGAAGTGGGGGCTTATGTTGGTGTTGGAGCAATTGGAGAAACTACTAATTTTGGTATTGCCGCAGGAGTTTATATTACTGCTATTGGTGGTTCAACCACTGTGACTTTAAGTGCGGCTGCTTCTGCAACTCATACTGGAAGTTTAACATTTATTACAAAAAGACCCAAGAAAAACTTTCATCTTTCCAGAATATTTAAACAACTAGACTATGCTAATTTACCAACAATTGATTATACAGAATATGGTTTAGCAAACATGACAAGACATAAGGTTGTTTTATTAAAAGGATATAGTGTAGAAAGCGGAAGAGACGTTGAAGCGGGTGAAACGCATACTTTGGGAGGATTATCTTTAGAACACCTAACGGATGGTAGTAATGATTTAGTTGTTCCTTTGTATGACGATTCAAGATACAGTATATTAGGTGATGTTTCTGGTAATAATAACTTTACTTCCTTAGCAGGAGCATATTCTGGATATAAATTCTTTTTTATTAGTGGAGAGACAGGAACATCTGCTAGTTCAGGAATAGGGCTTAAATCAGCAACTAGTTATCCAATTGAAAAGAAAGCATCTGGAAACAAAACTTATTATCAATTCAAATTTAGTCATAAAGGTAAATATAACTTTTTACAATTTTTAGATTTAACTGGTTGTTATTTGGTTCCAATTAAAGGCCAAGACACCACTGGTGCAACAATTGATTCAAGCAACGCCTTCTCAAAGGATGTTCATGTAGATAATTTTGCATATGTCGTTTCTCATGTTTATGATACTTCAACTAGTGTATCGGATGATGAAGATTTTTCCTTTATTACTTTAGATGTTGATATATCTCATTCTGATTTTAATGGGATAGTATTTAAAATAATGCAACCAAATCCTGTCTGCTTTTGGAATACAAGCCCAAAAGAAATAAATATTAACCAACTTTCCTCAGCATATACTAAGAAACCTAATTCTTCTGAAATGTATGGTCAGATAAAAGTTTATGGAAATAAAGATGCTGGAATAACAGAAGATAATTCAGGAACATCAATTTCAGATTTAAACGAAGGTATTTTGTCAATGTATTGTGTCATTGATTTAGATAATATAGGACAAAGTAATAAAACAGTTTTAAGGTCGAGAACAGAATTACAAAATCTAATTACTGCTGATGGAATGAATGTTGAAATATGTGCTTCTGATGGAGAAACTAATGTTGTTGGTAATTTAACTGGTTCTTCGAGGTCCAGTCAAAAAATACACTCTTTATCCTTTGAAAACCTAAAATACCTACAGGGAGCCGTTTCTATTTCCGAAACTTTTGAACTCAAAATAAATGGAGATATAAAAAACACAGATAAAAGAGCCATCATAGGAGCAACTCTTGATATTTCAAGAGAAGCAGAAGAGTTAGTAGAAGAGTTGTTTATTGAAAACGATATTAGCCATTCTTTAGTTTCTTCAGATTACAGTATTTTTGCTTCTCCTGATTTTCAAGGTTCTTCATTATATACTTTAGCAAAGTATCTTTTAAATCTTAAAGATAAAACTTTATTTGATAATGCTGGAACAATTACTTCAAGAGATATTTTAGATTCCAATACTATTACTAAATATGAGTTTGATGATGATAACATAATTGAATACGAATTAGTTGATAGTGGTTTTGATTTCTATAATGAAATAGTTGTTTACGGTAGCAGTCATAAAGCAATAAAGAAAAACATTCGCAGCATTAAGAACATAGGAAAAAAGACATTAGAAGTGTTTGACAAAAAACTTAAATCACAATCAGATGTAGATAAACGAGCCTTTGAACTATTAAATATACATAATAATGATACTGGTAATTTAGAAATAAAAACTCACATTAGAGATGCAGAAACAGTTTCAAGTGGAGATATTGTTATTGTTGAAATAAAGCAGGAAAATATACCAAGAAACTTATATATGGTTTTAGAAATGAAATATGAAATTAGTGGTTTAACTACTTTGGTTTTAGGAAAATACAAAAAAGGTGTTGAAGACAGATTTTCAGAATTACTTTTATCTAATAAACAGACAGATTCATACCTTAGAAAAAAGGACTTTTTAGAAAACGATTTCAATTTTGATTTCTTTGAAAATATAAAGATAAAAGAAATAAATCTGGTTTTGCGAAAGAGGACGCAGACAGGAATCACTTTAGGTTTCTCGCACACTTTAAATACGGACACAAGCACGATAGGATTCGGGGGAGGGACAATTACCCACACAACACTCTTGGAGGAAGATTTATGATAACAGATGAATTAAGAAAAATTTTAGCAACTAAATTAAAAGAAGAAATATTAAGTGGACAAATAGGACAAGGAGGTAATTCTACATCTCCTTTAGCAAATACTCTTGATGTTCCCATTGAGTCTATTACTGTATCTAAATCAGTAGAAAAGGCTAGTGAAAATGTTGTTCAAGTAAAACTAGAAATATTAGGAACAGCAATCACTGGTTTAGTTGTAAGAGAAGCAGGTTTATTTAATCATGCAACACCAGCAAGCGGCAGTTTGCTTCAAAGAGTAAATTTTCAGGGAGTTGGCCCATTTAGTGCGTCTGAAAGATTACAGATTTTTATTACAATGGAGGTGGAATAGATGGTTAGTAATCCATATCATTTTAGTAGATTAGGAACAACAGTTAGCGCACAAATCACCGATGGAACAGATGCACCCCATACTGGTTTAATTAAAGCATTAGCGATTTATTCAACGGGAAGTTATCCCGTTAAGACTTCAAGTGATTTTAACATAACTGCCGCTAGTGCAAGTGCAATTAACATTACAAGCGGTAAAGTAGTAAGAGATGGAGAATTACAAGCATCTATTACTGCTGGGAGCAATCTTTCAATCGGGGCTACTTCGGCTGGAAAAACTTATTCTTTGGTTGTTGTTGATTCTTCAAACGCTTTTGCTGTTAGAACTACTACAACTGATAATTTAGTTCCCGAATTAACTGCGGGGGATATTCCTATTGCCATTGTTCTATATACTGCGGTTCAATCAACAATGGAGTTTCAATACTTTACAAATAGAAAAGAAGCAAATACTCTTTCTGTTGCCTATTCTGATTCAAATGTTTATAATGAAATTTTAAAAATGGAAGGTAATGGTGGTAATGTTGAATTAACAGGTAGTGCTTTAACTGACATTTCTAGTTTAGATTCTGCCGCTGACCGATTATTGGTAAGAGATGCAACAAATAACCAATTAAAACTTGTTGCACCAAGTAGCGTCGGTTCAACTTATTCCGATGCTAATGCAGTTTCAGCGATTGAAACAGAAGCAGGATTAGATTTTTCTGCTTCTTCTAATGACGCTATTATTGAAAATACAAATTCAGACAAAGATATTATCTTTAAAATCAATGATGGTGGAACTCCCACTGAAGTTATAAGAATTGATGGTGATGTCTCAAAGGTTGGAATTGGAACTGCTACCCCTGCTGAAAAATTATCTGTTTCAGGTAATATTCGTTCAAGCGGTGATGTTATAATTGGTGGTGCTTTAGACCATAATGGTTCAACTGTTGGCTTTTATGCTACAACTCCTGCAACTAAACAGACTGTTAATAATTTAGGTACAACATCGGTAATTTCCAGACCTCCTGCTGACCCAACAGCAAATCCAGGATTTGAACCGGGTTTAGACGCATATGTGGGTTCTTTAGAAGCAGAGATTTCAAATCTTAGAACTAAACTAGATGCAGTAATTGATGCTTTACAACTGTATGGTCTAATCTCTTAATTAGTTCAACAACACCAACTTTGGCGTTGCATTCAAATCAATTCGCAGGAAGATTTGAATGTAGGGGGTGTCCTTCCTAATATGAGGAAATGCTCTCATTTAGCCTAATAAAATTCGTAATAAGCGAATTTAAAATCGGGCATCGAGAAAAAACCAAAAAAAAGGAGAGGGAGCATACGCTCCCCCTCAATTTGTTTTTTCCGACCAAATGGAATTACAGGCTCTACATTCCCACAATTTTACTTGTTCAGTAGAACCAACATAAAAGCCAAGTAATCGTCTTGCTACTGTCTTTTCTTTACAGTAGAAGCATTCTTGCTTTAATGCCATATCATCACTTTTGGCTATCGTCGCCCATCAGACGCTTCATGTATTCTTCAACGCTTTCATCGGTGATATTAGTTCCACCAAAAGCAGCAAAGAATAAAAGCATCAAAATAGCAACGAAAAAGATTAAACCAATCCATTCCCATGTTGTCATTACCACATCACCTCTAATTCTTTATGTTCGCCTTCTTCCAAAGAAAAAGCCTTAACAATACCATTTGTTTGCCCATACTTCCAAAGGTCATAGACTAATTGAGTATCTTTCATACAATACTCAACAACCTCATCATATTGACCTGCTTTCCATAATTTAGGAGCATCTGCACTATCCATTAGTTTAAAATCATTCATTGTGCATTTTACTAGATTTTTTAATTGAAATCTTTCTCCATGTTCTTTCAAAAGTATTCTTGAAGTATCAATGAATTGTTCTTCTTTAATATACTTATTGATACAATAAATGTCCATAGAATCCCTAAGAATAGGCAAATCAAAAGCCTTGATGTTATGTCCCAATAATAATCCTCCCTTTTGAAAATGATTATCTAAATCATATTTAAGTTCAGAAAGAGACTTAATTGTGTGTCCTGATTTAGCAAAAGTATCAACTGTTTCATCAACATAAACAGTTCCATTTTGTCCATCCCATGTTGCTACGGTTGATACTTGAAACATATGGGTATTGCCAAAACCACCAATGTCATAGGACATATTTTTGGTTTCTAAATCAATAGCCAAAACTGACATATCATTCACCGTTAGACCAAAGTTTGCTAATCTTTTCTTCTTCCTTATTGACCTTTGGTTCTTCTTCAAGGTCGGTTCTTCGCTTTAAGAAACAAACAATCTGCTTATTTGCGACAATTAGTTGGGAACAACATTCCCAACCATCTTCCCCGTAAGTATTCAACGTATCAATAATTACTTTTGGCCCTTTCTCAACTTGAAACACCAGATAGGTATTTTCCCACTTCATTCTTCATCACTCCGTATTAACTTAACATAAGTCCTATTACTTGCACCTTTTTGTTCCTCAAACTTGTGTCTAATTACATCAAAATGCCTATACACCTGCGCTCTTGATTTTTTCGCTTTGGTTCGGACTTCTGTTAAGAGTGTTGTTTTATTGACAAAACCTTCATCATCTTTCTTCATTTTGCTATAAACATCCATAAAGAGAGATTCAAGCGAGTTCTCGGCTATGCTCTTACGCTTCGCTCGGAGGCTATCAGTTAGCCAGTCCACCAATGACCTATAACATTGTCGGACGATTGTTGAGGCTTGACGCACATTATGTCCAGTAACTACGAATCTTTGGTTTTTATCCTTGATTGATGGAGCAGATGCAACGCTACAAAGAACAGACATTTTATACAGAATTTTCATCAAACGGGTAGTAAAATTACCCGCAATCTTAGCAACATGGCTAGGATAAGATTGAATATACATACGCATACTTTCATATTCAAGTCTTAGAACCTGATTAAAGTCGGGAGTATATTTCATTGTTTTAAGAGGGTCGCCTCCTACTTCATTAAATCTATCACGGGTTAATTCATAGAGAGTAAAGATAGCATCTGCATACTTGTCAATTGGTGAATTAACTTCTTCAACCGTTCCCGCTTTTTCAATTTGTTCAAGACGCATTTTATGTTGAATAAACTCAGGAACATCCCAAACATACAATAGCATTCTTTGTAGAACACCCTTTTCTGCCATAACATCATTTAGATTGGTTGGTGGATAAGTCATAGCCAAAACGGAACGCTCACAGAAACATTCCATAATCATGCCACCAAAAGAAGTTAAAGCCTTAGAAATAATCCAAGACTCTCCCGCTAATGAGTTCATCAAAGTATTGAGATACACAATAGAGTTTTCTTTATGTTGGCTTTGTTTAAAGATACCAGAATATTCAAACTCATCCCAATGAGCAAGGCCATTTCCTTCTAAAACTCCAGGTCTTCTATTATATTCAACTTCTCCATCATCATTGACTTCTTTATCATATCCACCAATGAGAACAGAATCGGTATAATCAGTCACCCCAAAAGTGTTGAAGATTCGATTCATAGGTAAGTTGTTCCTTACAAATGGAGGGTGTTTATTACTCTCATTAATTTTCTTAAAGGTTCTTTCTGAAACTGGCCCAACAAAGTTCCACATTGTAGATTTACCCGTTCCGCTTGTTTGAACCCAACAAAAATGTATTCTTGTGTCTTCATGGTTTCTTCCATTAGGAATAGTAATGAAATCTTTCACTACTTGACCTAAAATGTTAAAGAAACAAATACCAGCAGGAATATCATTATAGTGTGATACTTCAACTGCTGATGCTTGAAAATCCCTTACAATTGCGGGTAATGCTTCGCTAAAAACACCTGCATTCGATTCAAGTGCTTCCATATATTCTTCTTCGTTAAATTCTTCATTCATATTTTCACCTTCTCTTCCGAGTTTAATGTGGAGATTATTCTGTTGGCTAAGGTTTCTCCGATTCCCTCAATGGCTTGTAATTCATATGCTGAACACTCACCTATTTCCATAATAGAGCCAAATTCTTTTATTAGTTGTTTTGCTTTTTTAATTGATACGCCTTTAATACTGCTTAATAAATCTAGTCTTAAATCATCCGTTGTTAATCTTTTAAATACTTGTGGTGCTATTACATCTCTTGTCATTGGTTTCATTTTACTTACTGCTGTTATAATTAATGCTGCTTCTTCTTCTGTTTCTACCCATACTGGTTTTACATCTGTATCAAGAATTAACCTGCCAATAGCACCAAGAAACTTTTGGTTTAGCATAATATTCCTACTGCTAATTGGCATTTTACTGGGTGAATTTTGTATTACATTCATAATTGCTTCATCAAGACTACCATGAATAATCACTACATTTGTTTTATAGTGTCTATCCATATTATCAATTTGAGTCCATAATCTTTTTGATATTACTGACCCTAAGAAGTCTGTGGTGGACTTTGCCTCAAAACAAACATCATCATAAACATAGTCGCCTATCTCAATCCAACGCTGTTCATATTGTATATTTAATCCCTTTGCTTTCTGCATTACCAGTTTGGCTAATTTAGACTTCTCCCTTGAATCAATGACAAGCATTTGCACCTACCTCCATAACTATATTTACAACAAAAGCAATACTGCCTAAACAGTAAAAACAAACTCTTGAGTAGAACATTATGCTTTTTCTTCCCATTAAGCATACCTCCAACATTTACCAACACAATATCCATCACTAATCAATTTATCACAATGGGGTGTATTATAGTTATTGAATACTGTAAATCTTGCGTGTTTTCTAGTTTCGTTCTTATCCCAATCAAGCCATACTGAATCAGATTCAGCAAATACTCTTTCAAGTTCTTCAACGACTAACTCAAGCACTTTCATTTTCTCCTGTCCTGAAGATAAATCACGATAGCCTGATAATAAATCACGATACCAAGAAACAAGGTATGCTCTTGACATATGCGAGGGATTCTCTGTCATTACCGCATTATGCAAACAGGGCAACATTGGAAGTTTTCCTACTGTATCGGGAACGGAAACGTCGCCCACCTTTGCCTCAATGGGGGGTGCATCGGGAAACAGCACCTCGTTTTTGCCGCCCTTTTTGAACGGGATATGGCGAGGCTTCTTAGCAATTGATAGTATTTCTTCAAGAGACAAAGAAAGGTCATCAACAGTCAAAGGAACACAATAATAAGGATTACCGTTCTCATCAGAAGAGGACATATTAACCGTATTTGGAACTCTTCGTAGTCTTGTTGTTTGACCTACCCTATCATCAAGAGTATTCTTACTTCCAACCTTTGCCTTCAAATACTCTTTAATTTCACGGAAAAATGTTTGAACATTTCTCATGTTATTTGTTCTTTCTCCAAACAAAAATAAATGAAATCCACGGCCTGAGAAAAACAAAGTGTGTTGATAATTTTTTGTAATAACCAATTCCATCACCTTTTTCACATCTCGCCAAGCCAATTCTAATTCATCTTCGTGTGCATCAAAATCAAGAAAAACTCTATCAATAATAACTGAGGATTCTACTTTTGCTTTCTCCGAAAAGTGTTCAAAGTCATAGACCGTAGTATAGACATTTGTCCTGTTATTTTGAGCATTAATAAAGTTAGCATAATCATTCCTCGCTAAGACGACTTTTCTTTTCATTTGTGGTGCGTTCTTGATGTGGCTTCCCGCCCAAACTTCCCTCGGAAACTTCATTCTTATTACCTCCAAAATTAATTGTTGCTCCATTGAGCAATTGTTTGATTATCCTAGCAATCTCGCCATTTAATACTGTCATTACTGTTAGTTTAACTACATCTTCAAAATATGCACCAACATAATCTTCTTTTATTCTCAGGTCTTGAATTAATTTAAACTTTTCAACTAATGTCATTTCTGAATAAATATCCTGTGATAAGTCGGCTACTGTATCATTGAGATTAGAAATCTCATTGAATGTCCAATTTCTTCCAAGCACTTTCTTTTCAATTAGTTCTTTCATTTTCTCCCTCCATAGTCATTATTATCATGATAAGAAAATCATTAAACGATAGGGGCGGTTGGTAATTAAACTTTATTTCGTCATATAACTTCTTTAATTCAATTTTATGCTCTACAATTTTTTCTCTTTTTACTAATGTTTTTCTCATATTATCACAACCACGCATCCTCTTGTGCCGCAGGACAAATACCGTAATAAGAACAATACTCAGAACAAGTGCTTCTCCAAAAACTAGTCGGGAATTGTTTTTGTTCATAAGAATAAATCAACTTAGCAATATTATCCCATAGTGCGGTCATTGACCTCTTTTTAACAGGTTCAACCTGAATATGATTAGCAACAGGATAATACCAACCCCAATGGCTCACTTTCATGTCTTTTGTCAAACCATGTTTTTCAAGCACTTCTTCGGGTGCATTTTCAATCATCAATTGATAAAAGGCCATTTCTTGACGCATAGAAGATTCTTTACTATCTTTCCAGCCCCCAGTCTTGTATTCAAACGGAATCAGTTTGCCGTCTTCAATAAACACACGGTCAATAATACCTTGAAGTCTCACTACATAGTCTCTTTGAAGAGGATATTTCTTACTTACATTTTTAGGCACGGTAATTTCACAATCAAATAACTTTTCATTAATTACTGGTAGAAACTCATCAACTCTTTCTTCGCTTCTTGCTTCAATAAAGCGTTGGGCTTCAAATGCCGCTACTGTTAATGAAATATCAAAATAATCATCAACAGGCATTAAAGATGTGCAGTATTCAAGAACTTCTGAGTTATTCATCTTTTCTGCTTTCTTAATATCAAACTCTTCAAAGAAAGCCTCTCGGCTATTGTGAAGAATAGTACCCTTTCTCATGGCTTCTGTTTGGTCTTGCGGAAGTTTTTGAATATAAGCAAATTCATACTTCTTATTACACCAACCAAAAGTATTAACTAAGGAAGATTTACTAATCTTCAAGATAGGCTTTGAAGGGTCGTCATAATTTTCTGGTTGCCAATCATAAGTAAAATCTCGCATTGAAGATATTCTTGCTTCATACTTTTCATCGGTGTTCATTTATCTCAGCCTCCATTCTATCTTTAATTTCCCATTCAAGGAAATCAATAGTCAGAATAAGATGGTCAATAAAGGAATATTCTCCTAAATGTCCTTCCGTATCTCCAACTAACATTCTTTCATAGTGTTCCATCAATTTTTTCTTTTTCTCTTCTATTTCTTTTCTTTCCATATTTTCACCACCATTCATCAAGGCTTGCCTGTAATCTCCCCGTCCGTATGGCCGATATATCCCAATCCATCGCCTTGAAAATCGGTTCGGCCTTCTTTACCACTTGCGAGGCATAGAACGCAAGGTCTGGACGATAACCGCTAAAATCCTTTGCGGTTGTGCCTGATAAGTATTCAACTTCTCGCCTTTCTTGCGTTAAAGGATGCGTATAAAAATCATTTACGCCCTTTACTTTTAAATAAATATAAGAGTCATCAAAATTAGTGTTTTTCTTTTCCCAAGCATACAAAACACCTGCAATACCAGCACCAAATGTAGGTTTCTTTCCATCAAGGGTTGTAAATCTAGTCGTTTCTGTTGCACACTTTTCACATACCTTATGTTTCAAGTTAATACAATCACGAACATGATACTTTGTATTACATTCGGGGCATTTTACCATGAATCTATTTTCCCTTAGACGGCTTCTTTTGATGAGAGGCATTATACTCAATTCTCCATCAAGAACCATTGTATATTGGCGGTGTAGATAATTCACAATTTCTGCTTGTGTTTTACCTTCAACCCACATTTTGAGAGTTTCAGTTTGAATATGTTTAGCCAATTTAGTTTCACTAACACGCTTTGCTGTAAATCCAGTCATACTAAACTTTGGCTTTTCTAACCATTCTCCATCTTCCCAAGATACTAGTCCTGCGTTTCTGTTTTTGGTCGTTCCAACACCTAATGCTGAATAATACTTCTCAAACTCAAGAACAACAGGATGATTGTCTAATCCCATAATATTGGGGAAATGTTCCCGTACCTTTTCTTCAATCTTTTTAATTGAATTTTGTGCTTCTTCTACTGAATCTATTTGAACATAAATAGAATCTGTGTGTCCATAAACTACTTTCATTTAATCACCCCATGTAGTCAAATTGTATTCCAACAGGCTGTCCAGATAATTTAGAAACTTCTTCTTGTAATTCACGAATACAAGCAATCATCTTTGGTAGATTCTTCTTGTTATCATAAAGAAAATCTAAATCATTTTTCAATGCTTTAATTTGTGCTTTAAGCGAGTCGATTTCGCTCCGTAGTTTTTTAATTTCATCCGTCATGCTATCACCGCTACAATTGTTAGGATAGTGGCAATATTTACGATATTAACCATCATTAGTATTCTATTTGATTTTGCTATCATATTCAACAACTCCTCAAGTAATTCATTCGTTTTGTCCATCATCATTTTCATTCACACCTTGTTCAATGTCTACAATGATAGCGTTTCGTTTTAGATTGTTCATCATTTGAAAAATCTCTTTTACTTCCTGCATTGTAATATCATAGGTTTCTTCTGTGTCATAAGACAACTTAACTGTAATGTATTTAGTTTTCATAAATGTGCCTCCATTCTTCTTTCACTACCCAAAATTTTGTTCTTGATTTAGTTCCAACAGGAAAAGCATATGGTTGTAGAAGTTTAACTATTCTAGCAGTCTTATAATAAGTGCCATGTTCTCTATTGTAAAAATCAATAATTTCATCTATTTGAAACTTATCTGGGTCTTCTACTTGCTTTAGAGACTCAAGCAACTTCTTTTTGATTCTCATATTACCTGCACTTCTTCCCATTTATTCCATCTCCTTTGCGGCAAATGCCGCTAATCTAATTGCTTCTCTTGCACTTGCGGTAATAGATGCTGCTAAATCTACATCAGCCCATCCAAATCCTTGAAAAGCAACAATTCCGTAAAAAGAAGCCATTAATCGCTTTACTGCCATTTGATTGTTATACCACTTTGCATACTCGCCATTATCCGTTTCTCTTGCCTCTCGCATAAGACGCTTATATTCATTTCGCAACTCCTTCAATTCAAGAACGGCTCTCGGCAAAAGACCCAATTTATCTGTTTTGTAATACAACATTTGTTTACTCTTTGTTTCACTAAAGTCTCTCGGAGTAAGAATATTTACTGCAAACTCCGTTGGTTCTTCGGATTTAGTTTCCCAACTAATATTGCGAGCAATCATCATTGAAGGGTATAGACCAGCAAAATCAAAAGCGGCTACATTAAGATGTAATCCGTTTGTTCCTTCGCTTAACGGGTCATAAATCATCGCACCTTCATATTCTTGTCTCTTATCTACTTTATTGCCTGTTGGTGCTTTCCACCAAGCATTTCGCATGAAATAAATAGAACCCATATGGCTTGCGTAAAAACAAGCATCAAATGGTGCTTTCAGTAATCGTTGAAGAGAAAGGATTGCTTCACTACAAAAATTAGTTTCATCAATTTCAACCATCAATTCAACATCTCTCAAAGCATATTGAAGATAAGTCGCTGTATCTTCTAGCCAACCCCTACGATAAAATTCGTTAGTATCAGGAAACTTTTTCGATACTAACTTCTTCTTATCAAGAACTGTTTCACCGATATAGTCGAGAGAAAGAGAAGGTAATGTTCCTCTTTGAGAATCATTCCATTGTCTTTCAAATGCCAAATCCAAAGAAAGTGTAATTCGACCACCAATAGGTTGTTCAATTGGAGAAAAACCTTTCTCCGAATATTTGAACTCATAGCCGTCTTTTACAGACTTAACTCCCTTAACTGTTGCCGTTGGTGAAATAATGCGAGGGTCAAGACCCACCGCACAAGCCCGTTCAAATAACTTTGGTAAATCAGCAAAATGACCGAACCAAGCAATTAACATATCGGGGTCTTTTACAATCATGGTGTTCATAAAATTCTCAATCATATCTCTTTCACTTGAGAAAATCTTCTTATCACAATTTTCTATATTATCCATAAAATCCTTATCAAATTCGGGAAACCATACCCATTGATAATAGGTTTCATCAAAGTTATCATAAACAACAATTGTAGTCAATTGGTCGTGATAATCTCCACCTTGTTGCCATTCCATATCCCAATACCACTTACGCAGTTTATATTCGGGCATTTCATCTAATTCATCAACACAATAGCGAAAATGAAAAGGAACATCGGCTTCGTAGGTTTCACCGAACATATCCTTTGCTTTTCGCATATCGTGAGAAGTCTCAACAATGACCTTCTTCAATGGCTCGTTGTTAAGATTAACCCAGTCGCCACGAATATACTCAAACTCCCGACTAATATATTTAGTAGGTCTATATTCAAATGGTTCTGCACTATCTTCTTTAACATAAAAATAAGGCCGAAAAGGAACAATCTCGTGTTTCTTTTCTCCGTTTTCTCTCCAAGATTTGTATATTCTATTTCCATCTTCCATTCTATTAATTATCATTATTATTCACCCTGAAATATGTGGTGCTTTCAATAGCATTCTATCATTTGCTACAACCAAGAGAGGAAAATCATCTCTCATGTAAAAGTTCAACATCTGGTCTTTCTCAAAGAAAGCATAGATTGGCGAACTAAACTCCACCGTAGCAGGTTCTCCCGTAGGAAAAGCAGGAGTTATTGTTTCTTCGTATTTGTTCGTAACATTTTGGCGTGTCGAAATATTCAACAAACCCTTATTAAAATCAAATTTATATACTCCGCTTTTAACTAACTCACAGGCTTTGATTGAATCCTGCAATTGTCTTTGTGTAAGAGTAAATGCTCCCTCAAACTTTGACTTACCAAAGTTGAAAAGCGTCTGAGGTTGAATTTCATATGAAATCGGGTTAAGCATATTTTGTAGTCTTGAGATAGCGTCAGCATTTGGATGATTAACAACCAAAGGAATAGATGCTCTCTTAGTACCACAATTAATAAGAACAAAATCACTAACGGAGAAAACAATATCTTCTCCACTAAAATTCTTTAGATAGGGAACTACTGCTGAACTATCAACACAAACCCTGCCTTGTTCTTCAACATTAGCGTCAATAACAATTTTGACACAGAATGTTGGATTACCATTCCAAATCTCAATAGAAGCAGTATCAGCAACAATATAGGCATAAGTGCCAAAATTAGTTGAGCCAAAACCACTATTTGTTGTTCCTTTGCCTCTTACTTGAACGCTTTCTAATGCTTTCTTTAGAGTATCACTATCAATTGTGAATTTCATTTTAATTCCTCTCTTAATTTATTTATTTCTAATTGTAAAACATTAATTTTTGACATAATCATGCTATTCTTTTCTTTATTTTCTATTTTTCTTTTAGCAATAGAAACAATATCTGACCAATGCTGAGGGTATTCTTCAAACACTACTAAGCATATAGCCCTGAGTTTTTCAATATCAGTTTCTTTTAAAATAAAGTCTGGAATTTCTTCTGGGTTTTCATTAACATTTTTTGCTAATGGGTGGTCTTCTGGATATTCTACTATTTTTGCCTTATTTTTGGGCATATCCACATAGATTTCGTTTTTAAGACCCGTTGATTCCCAATGGTGCATTTGGCAAAAATCAGTCCCATCAATTGCTCTCGCTCTACATTTACCTCCCGCCTTTTTTGTGGCTTTACATAATGTTTTACCTAAGCGAGAACTCTTTTCTCCATTTAAAATACGGTGCGTGACACATTTTGAATAAATATATCCTGCTGGGGTTTTATGCCCATAACTTTGGCAACCCTTGACCTCACAGCCTACTGCGTGGCCTAACCTTGTTTTAGGTGGCAAACCAATAATTTCTGATGTTTTTCTCAAATCAATCCCTCACGCAATTCAGACATTCCTTCCCAAGAAACTTTACCGCTACCAACAGTTAATGTTTCCCAAGATTTGCCCACTAATTCGGTGTTAGTTTTACTGCTGAGTAATTCAGCCTTGTAAACAACATCGTTCTTTTTGCGTGTTCTTCTTGTTGAAATAATTTGATACAGATAATCTCCCCAATTGTGCCAGTTTGGTTTAGAACCAATAACTTCACCTGTTGCTCCATAATCAGCCTTTGCGTGTGTAATGTAGATTTGGTCGCAATCAAGATTCTTACACATCATCAAAAGAGAATAAAATGGAGCATTTCTCTTGCCCCACTCAAACTTCATCTTTTGTGGCTTTCCAATTTTTGAAGAGCCAGTTACATTTAATGTGCAACAATCAAGCCACTTATCTACACCGTCAAAGACAAAAAGACAATCTTCGCCTTCTTCAATCTTTGACTTAACAAAGAGAACAAAATCTTCTGAATTTGCTTCAGACTTTTGAATATCTAGTTCACCGTTTTTGTTTCGTACTTCAGGATTCCAAAGAGTAATCCTATCCGTCATTTCATGGTTTTGTCGCCATGTTGGTTCGCAACCATCATCCCAGTCAAGAACATAAATTTGCTTATTTGGAAAATCAAGAGCCAAACCACTTTTAACAGTCTTTGGTTCTCCCCAAATACCACAAATTAAACGGTTTTTACGAGCCAATCGCCCTGCCGTCTGTTTTGCCAGTTTATCCTTAAAAGCCACAACCCTTGCGTTTTGTGCCATTCCTTCATCAATTTTCGTTTTTCCGCTGGTTAATCCCATTCTTTCACTTCTCCTTTTATATCGTTTCTTTCAAATTCTAATTCCAATCCTTTAGCATTTGTCCAAGCAGTAAATAATTCTTTTACTGCTGAAATATCATCAACCATTATTTTGGTTTCTTTATCTCCAATGTGGAATGCAACAAGATAGGAAGTCTCATCTTTCTCATTAAGTCGGTATGTCATAAATTGAACATCCTTTAAATCAATAATCCAACTACCAGACTTAATGACAAACTCTTCAGCGATAAACGCTGACTTATAATCATTAATTGTAATCTTTTCCATATTTACACCTTTTTTTTAAATAGAGGCTTCGCACCCCTATGACCGTCATTAACGCCAACGATTACACAAAGAAAGGTTTTTAATCAAAACCAGTCGAAGTCCTCTTCTACTGGAACTGAAACCTCTACTGCTGAACCATGACGAACTGTGCAGTAAATACCAGCAACATTGATTGTTGTTGGTTCAACTCCTTCATCTGTCGTTCTTTGGCTTGTTCTGCCAATAACAATAACAGAAGAACCAATACCGAAATCAAGAGACAAATGTTCAGGAATCCAGCAGGTAGTAATGCCGCTTTCATCGGAATCATAATCCATTTCTGCATTTAAATCAGTTAGATTAATGATTCTGTTTCCGTTCTTTGTTGGAGTCATATTCATATTACAAACAGTTCCGTCTGTAATCACATATCTTTCCTTAGAAGGAAGGGCTTGTCGGCCAATGTGTGCTTTATCCATATCAACAAGAGGAACAAGATGAGATTCAAAGTTTTCTCTCAAACAGTCCTCAAAGTCAAAGGACGACATATCACGATAAAGTTCATTTTCAGGGTTCATGTCAGAGTTAAGCGAAAGACTTTGTAAAGTCAAGTCCTTTGCACCATAAATATCTGTTCCTGCATCATTGACAATACACAGGAAATGTACCCATTCAAAAGTATTCGGTGCAAAATCAACACCCGCTTGATTCTTGTAGGAGAAGTAATAGGGCTTCATTTCCTCACTTGCTCCAATAGAACCAAAGAACACACCACTTCGTCGCATTTGTTCTGCGGGAAGAGGCTTACCGTAATTGTTGTTTTTACCACCATTCATGTAGGTAGCAGTATTATCCAAAGGAATGTAGAAACGGCCATCTTCTGCTTCTTCTGCACCCGAAGGGAGAGTAGAAACAGTCTTTTCACCGTATTCACCGTTATGATAACGGGAAACAACCCACTTTCCAAGAGCATTTTGCGAAGCAATCGCAACAATACCTTGTTCAAGGGCGTTATCTGCATCACGCATAAACTCTTCTTTTGCCTTCATTCTGTTCCAAGCCATCATATCTCTTGGGGCATCCAAAGAAACGAAGAAACCAAAAGCGGCCTTAAAGTAAGAATCGTTGCTCTTTTGTTCAGAACCTTCTGTATTTTGGGTTCTTCGCACATTCGCAACAAAGTTTCTCCAAAGACCCTTTGCGATAGGGTTTGTCGTTTCAATGTTGTTTTCAGAACAAATCTCTTCAAATTTGCTCATCGCTTCTTCTGCGGTCATACTGATGTATGATGCACTTTTTACAATTTCTGTTTTCATGTTTTCATCCATATTTACACTTCCATATTTTTTTTGTTTTGTTTTGTTCAATTCTATGATAATTGACTAATCAGCCAAGATGCTAAAACCTTTGGAGTCATAGTGGTTGAACGCCATTCGCTTTCTCCTATTGTTCGTAATACTTTGAATTTAATATTGCTATCTAATTCAGTCTCGATAACTGCGTCATGTAAGCCAATACAAACCTCACGGATAGTAAATCCGTTATGTAGTAGGTCATGTATATTGCTTAATGCGAAGGTATCTTTATTGATAATTTTCATTAGTAATTTCTTATATTCATTTAATCCTGCATTTATTTGCGTTTTGAGGGTGGAATTGCTTGCCTTTGCCGCTTGTAGTTCCGTAATCGCCCTCCGCATATCACCATTCATAGCATATATAAAGGAGTGCAATTCATCTTGCGAGAATTTGGTTATTTCCTCAGCCTTAAGAATTGAAGATAAAACGTCCATCATGGCCTCATTAGAGAGGGGTCTAAAATGATAATTTGCACATCTACTTTGTAATGCAAAGATAATCTTATTTCTATCGTTGCAGGTAATGATAAAACGAATATTACTTGCATATCTTTCCATAATGCGCTTTAAGGCATTTTGTGCATCGGTAGTCATACCATCCATTTCATCTAATAATACGATTCTGAATGGTGCATCGCCAATTGTTCCGCTTTGTGCAATATTCTTAATAGTAGTTCGTACATTTTCTAAACGCCTATCATCCGAAGCATTTACCTCAACATAATTGTCTTGAAATGTTTCACCCAATATTTCTCTTCCAATGGCTAATCCTGCACCTGTTTTACCATTTCCAGGATTTCCGTATAATAGAACATTAGGCATATTTTTTTCTTCAACCCAGCCTCTTGCATCTGAGGTAAAATGTTCCTGCCCTATTACATCGTTTAATTTCTTTGGTCTATATTTTTCTGTCCATAGCATTTTTATTCCTCCAAAAGATTTGTCGCCTCTTCTAAATAATCAAGAGCAGTTTGATTAAACTCTTGCATTAATAATGCAGAGATATGTGTTCCAAACACATTATTATACAATTTTCTATCCTTAACATAAGGTATTCCATGTTCTTGAAGCATAAATACAATAAAATATATTGCTTCTGTTAAAACCATTTCTTTCCTAATTGCCCACAATTCATCTCTGACTAATTTTCTAAAAGAATGGTCTTGTCTAATAGAAGTGAATTGAGGAGTAAAGATACTTATTTGATTATGTAGCCAAATTTTAAATCTATCTTTTGTAAAGAAGGTTTTATATCCTTTGTTGTCAAAGGCATGTTTTGTGTGAAAAGACTTTTTACAGTTTGAGGAACAAAAAGGATATGTTGAATATTTTTGCCTACTTTTCCAATCTTCTCTTCTTTCTTTACAAACCTTACAATACCAAAATACTTTTGATGGGTGGTTTACTGTTCTTTTTGTTATTTTCATTTTTATTTCTCCTTAAAATATATATTCTTTTACATGCATTTTTATTTTATGTGTATGTCTTCTACAAAGCATACAATATGTCTTGCTTCTTCCTATTTTTATATTATAACAGTTAGGACACTCATACATTTTGCATTTTGGTTTCAAAGGTATTCCTCCAATGATGTTTGTGTTATTACAATGGGTGTAGTTTTCTTTCTACGTCTTTTTTCACCAATTTTAAGCAAACGACACTCAGCATTGTTAAGTTTCTTTTTTGCCTGTTCTTTAAACGCTTCATCTTTCAATAAATCAGGAAGAAGTCTTTGGTTCTTAATACCAAGCCTTCTTGCTAGTTTTGGTATTTGTGAATATGCTCTTCTTTTTGGCATATTCAATTGTCCAACAAAAGAACCTGTATGAGAATATGCAAGCATCTCATAAAAGTATCTTTGACTCCATCTTCGCTTAACTCTTCCATCAACAAAAATTAATCTATTGGGATGCATATTTTCAGACAGCCAAGATAAAATTTGTGTATCTGATGGTTTATTAAACAATAAAATTTCAGCAACCAAATCTCTATTTCTTTCCTTAAGAAAACCGTTCACAATAGAATACGTATCTCTATCTAAAGAGAAAGGACTTTCGCTATTCGGAGCGATTGCTTTTATTTCTTCCTCAAGAAAATTATGAGAGCCTGCTCTTTTGATTTTACACATATCCTTAATTTCTTTGGGAACCGACTTTTGGTTAATAGAAGTCAATACTACTTGACCACGATAATTTCGTATAATGTGCATTATTGCCGACTTATCGGGCTTGTAATGCACATCTTCAATAACGATACCATTCTCCACAGGAAATGAGCCTACGTCAAAATCAATATCATTTGCATAAAGAACAATCGGGTCACTTACGAATGTAAGTGCCTTTGTTGATTTTCCCGTTCCAGTTTTTCCAGTAAGTAGTATTGTTCTATTATCATTATTTCTATTGGTTAATCCCATTAAATTACCCCTTTTATTTCTAATATTCTATCAAGTCCACTTGATGTTCTATGTTTATTTTCCGATATTAATTCTACAAGTTCTCTAAATTTTTTCCATTCCCCTTTTGCATCAGGTAAATCAGGAACCAATTCTGTCAATTTATACAGATTTTTGATACCGCCAATCTTTAGAATTGGTTTAGGTCTAGTCTTTGACTCTTTTTCTTTGTAAGAAGAAGTAATTTCATGTTGAAGAAGCGTTCTCTTTACTGCTAAAAGAAATGATTCTTCAGCACGAAGGATGATTTTCATTCTTACACGATAGCCTATTTGTGAGTCTTTTGCTCTTTCAATATTAAAGTCTAATTTACTCGCTGATAGTAAGATTCCAATTAACATATCTTTACTATACATGAGAATCACTCCTATAAAATCCTAAATAGTCGTTTTTGTATCTTAGATATTTAAGCCCGTCTAACACTACTTCTTTAATAGTTTCTTCTGCATCCAGCATATCCCCAGCAAAAACAAAAGAAACAGATGTTCCTTGAAAAGTATTCCAAGCGACTGCTTTATCCTCATCAATAGTTTCATCAACTACAGCAACATTCGTGTTGAATCCTTTTAAGTCTAAAAAAATAATCAATCCTTTAGTTATTGTAAAAAGTTCCTCTTCTCTTATTGCTCCATAAACAATAAATGTAAAACTGGTGGCTGTTCCAAACTCCAGAATCCAATTTTGGATTTCAGAGTCATTAAACATAAAACATCAGTCCTGCATATATTCCTTATTTTCGGGCCAATATCCATTAGGTGCGTTATTAGTCTCAAGCCAAAAGAAGTGTGCTTCGGTTATGCGTGAGTCGCCCCTGTTTATAGCGTTTTCTTCTGCGTTTGCTATCATGTTGCCAATTGCCGTTTCAACCCATTCTGTAATAAAATACCTTGCGCTATTTGAAACTTGAAAATTAGTATTTTCACGAATTAACTTTGTGATACTAATTTTTGTAGTAGGTTTTGGTCTTTCATATACTGGCTTCTCAGGAATAACGATTTGATTATCTTTGATGTATGGGCAATACTTTTGTAGAACTAATTTAGGTCGCCCTTGTTCATGTAAAATATTCTTAAGATGAGCATATCCTTCATCATCAATTTTTAAACATCTATATGTAACTGCATCGATAATTGTCATTTCTCCTTGTTGTATCATAATTCATCCCTCGCTTGTTCAAGAAGTGCTTTAATTAATGGTAGGGGTCTATCCCTCTCTAAGAAATCTAATGCAGTAAGAAGAATAGCCTTCAATTTACTATTGTAAGTTTCTTTGGCTTCTTCTGTGTCCAAGTCCTTTCTTAACTGTAAAGTTTGAATAATTTTCTCATTGGTGTTTTTTCGTTGATAATCAACGTCTCCTGCTTTTAGCATTAAGACAGCCCTTCTTTGATAAAGACCATCTAACCAAGATTTATTGGCTTTTAATCTCATTTTAGTATTTCTAATACGATTATCAACCTGCTTAATACTCATCTTAGAAATCTTTTGAGGTCGCCCAAAAGTATCGGGCATATACTTTACATTCCAACTTGCGTGTTCTTCACTCATTCTAATCTCTCCACATCTTTCAAGGTATTAATATCCGCAACAAACTTATCATCACGAATACGAATACAACGAGGGAATCTAAGCCCTAAATTATTTTTAGCATCACGACTAACTAAATCAGCCTTAACTTCAAGAATAACTACGGGTGAAACAAAGAATTGTCCGTTCTCAAACGATTCAACATTACGACGAAGCGTGTTGGTCAATTGGACTAAATCGCTATCCGAGAAGCCTGTTCCACACCAACCGACGCTATGAAAACCATTATCAGCCTTCACACCTAATTCAAAAGTGCCGAAGACATTGGCTCGTTTTCCTTCTCCATATTTTGCGGAAAGGATAACAACATCCAAGTTTATCTGCGGAGGTTTGTATTTAGCCCAAGAAACGGAGCGTTTTCCTGATTGATAAGGTTGGCTTGCATCTTTAACGATGATTCCTTCAAACCCTTCGTTGATTGCTTCATGGTAAAAGGCCATAATGTCGCCTTCGGTGATACGGTGTGCTTGATTAGGAAGGTCTTTCATCTTCTCCAATCGTTCTGTATATGATAAATCCATGACTGTTTCGTTATTGAGCATCAGACAATCAAAAATAACCCATTCTACTTTGACTCGTTCCATAGCCTCTTGAACATTCTTTGAATGAACCCTTGTTCCCATTGTTTTGTGTGGGGCAGGAGAGCCATTTTCCAAGATAGGATAGATTTCACCATCAAGAACAGCGTTTTGAATGTCATATGCTTGAACCAATTCAACAACATCGGGGAATTGCTGAGTTACAATTTTACCTTTACGATTAAAAATCATAGTTTTGTTGCCATCAATATGAATCTGGTATCTGTTTCCATCGTATTTGTAATCAACAACAAAATCAGTCGGCCATTTATTCATCGGAACTTCCTTAGCAAGCATTGGTTTTACAAACTTTCCGTAAGTTAAATCACAAGGAGGTTCTAAATAGTTAGAATAATACTGACAAACTACTTCAACAGAATTAAAATTCAAATGTTTCTTTACAACTGCTTGTCTCGTATTGTAATATTTAGCAATAATCTTCGCTACTGTTCCTTCATTGATTCCGTTTCTCGGAGTTCTGAGCATATAGCGAATAAACCAGCGTCGTGCGTTTGCAGACATAGCCAAAATTGATTCTTCAATCATTGAAAACTCATTAGAATCAATCTTTCCACAATTCATGTTCAAAAGACGATGAACATACTGAACCGAAAAGTTTCGTTGCTTTTCAGCCGACGGGTCAAGATGATAAATTGCTTCTCCTAAATCATCGTGAGCATACATTAATCCATCAATTTCATCATCAAAAACATCAAAGATTTTAGCCATCCACTTTTTTGCTTTGGCTAAACCAAGATTATTTGCTTCCAGTTTATCTTTGTCAAGAATCTGCAAAACCAAAGAAGGATTACTCTTCTGCGTCGTGAATGTCTCCAAGTCCCGTGAAATTCGAGTTATTTGTTGAGTCGGTGTCAATTGGTCTGTTGCTTGTAGCATCCTGCTCATATTTTCCCATGTCATTTTCAATCATCTCCTTATTGTTATTTATTTCTTTAATCAGTTGTTTTAGAAGGCTACTGACTCTTCCTTCATTTTTTTCTGAATATTCCCACATGGCTTTTGCCAAGTATATCCAATCACTCTTCTTCATTGTTTTCCTCTCCTTCTAATCTTTGAAGGAGTCGCAAGAAATTCATCATTAATTGCTCAACAACCCTCACTTCTTCGTGCATTCCCGCATCCATGAATCTATGCAACATATGAATCAACGATGCTTGGGTAATTGCTGGTGCTAATCTTGCTAAGGAATCATTTGCATAAATTTCCCAATAGCAAACAAAAGAGGCTCTTGCCAAATAATTTCCATTTACTACTTCATTATATCCCGAACTAAAAGCCTCAAGAGCAATACCCTTTAGTTTCTTCTTCATCGCCTTTGACCAAGAATCAAACTTTTTATTGTTAGTTGTAATTAAATACAGTTTATTCATTCTTCTTCCCTCCTTTCTTTTTCATACAAAGACATAGCCTCAATAAAAATTTTTTGATTATTCATCATTAACTCATGTCTTACTCTCCCAGCGAACATTTTTCGGAGAATCTCATCTTGATTTTCCCAAATAGACTCTTTAATTGCTTGAACGGGGTCGTAATTTGCTCTTTCTGCTCTATCTACGAATCTTTGCGGAAGTTTGATTTCATACAATTCAATGTGTAAAAGAGTGATACTGTTGATAGTAAATTCCCCATCTGTGTAATATACACCTGGTTTATGACCAATTAAATCAGGAGAATTTGTCCTAGTAAATTGACAACGATTAACTCCCCTAAAAGATTTAACTACTGGTAATGATTCAATATATTCAATCATTAATTGTTTTACATAATTCATATTATGGTGAATAGTCTGATTAAAAGAAGGATATACTTCATATTCAATTTCATCATCCCAATAGTTCTCCTTGTAGAAACCAATCATATTTCTTCTCTTTGCTTTTAGCAAAGTAATTTCTTCCTTTATCTTAAGAGCCTTTTGTTCTTCATCCCATGCGTCATAACTTTCAAGAACATCTGGTTGAGTATTCTTTAAGTATTGTCTAATTTTATTGTATTCATTGTTCATTTTCTTCACCTTTCTTTTCATTATCCATAAATTCTCTCATAGCCTGATAAAACTTACCAAAACACAAATCAATGTGTTCTTTTTGAACACGGCAACCTCTTCCGCCTTTAGGTGGAATAGTCATACTATCTTCAACATATTGTGCGAATAAATCAATAATTTTTCCAGCACAGTTTCCAAAACGGGGAACAGCATTATGCCCGTATTGTCTATCTTCATTTGCTGCCCGTAGGCTTTTCTTTGATTGAACATCACTTACTCTCTTCATCTAATTCTCTCCTTAAAATTTGTAATAACAATTTTGCTTCATCAACATTCAAACGAATGCCTTTATTTGTTGGTTTGTCATTACGATACCAACGAATATCCATGACCTCTATATTCCAATAGACACCACGCTTTATTTTACAGTCCAATTCAGCATTACGGACTATTGTTCCTTTGACTTCTAATTCATCTGTCAATTCATCCACCCCTGTTTAAACTTGTCAAGTTCTCGTTTTGAGGTAAAATATCTTGGTGTATCTAATTCATCAAGACGATTAACCACCCAACAAACACCACCGAGGCTTGAAATTTGAACGATTTCAAATTGTCCGTCATTCACTTCTAAAACTTCCGCAGTATTAATTTCAGGAACTAAACCATATTTCTTGGTTATTTCCTTTGCTATTTCATGCATATTTTCAGCAACATACTTAATAATGTGCGCTCTTTGAATAGGAATCTTTGGAGCAACTTCAATAGCCAACTCTCCTGTCATATCACAAACTTTGCATTTATTTCCTAAACAAATGGGACATTTAACTCTTGCTTTATGTGGGGCAGGTAAAATAACAGTAATTGCCTTTTTCTTATTCATGCTTACCCAACCTCATTATTTTAACACACTCTTCACAAACCCCATATCTTCGTAAAAAATATCTATCGGATTGTTTGATTCTTCTTTTACATCGTGGACAATCTTCAAGCATTTCTTTTCCTCCATTGGTTTTTACTATCAGCCATCATTTGTTCTTTAAGAGTCATGTCTAACATTTTAATCGCAAGTTCATGGTCTTGTTCTTCAACGCCAATTACTTTTTCAAAGCAAGAAGGACAATGGTTAAACAACCAAGTGCTATCTTTATTATTATCAATACAAAAATTAAATGCTTTGTCCTTAACATCGCCTAATAAAATTGTTTTTCCTTCAATTTTAGGATAGCCTTTCATAGTATATCCATCTAGTAAAATTGAAGAGTTATTACAACTATCGGTTAAACAATAGTCTTTAGTTTGAGCACATTGATTACAACAAGAAGTGTATTTTCCACGCTTATATTTTTTATCACAATACCTACAAGTATAATTACCTTTCTTTACCATATTTATTTCTCCAATAATACTGCAACATCTGTTGAATAGAACAACTGAGCAATTGACAAAGCAGCCAAGAAACTATTTTTAGCAACCTTTACTGGGTCAAAAACTCCTACATCTGCAAGATTTTCAAATTCACCAGTAAGAGCATTGAAACCTTCATCAGTAGCAAGAGGTGAAGGAATACTTGAATTAATTCCGCCATTTTGCATAAGTGTTTTCATCGGTTCTAATAACGCCTCTCTAAACCATTCTGGTAAAGGTCTAAATGATAATCTATAAAACGCATTACCTCCGCCAACAACAATACCTTCTTCTAAAGCAGCCTTTGTTGCGTGAAGTGCATCATCAAGTCTTTCTTTCTTTTCTCGCATTTCAATGGAAGATGAAGCACCAACCTTAATTGTCGCAACACCGCCATTTAAACGGGCAACTCTTGATTTAATTCTAGCCAATTCATGCCCCTTTAGTTCTTTAACCTGCTCTTTTAATGAAGAAATTCTTTCCTTAGTGTCTCCTTCACCACCAACAAATGTTGTTGTTTCTTTTGTAATTACAACTTTAGCACAAGTACCTAAATCGCTTTCTGTAAATAATTTAGCATCATCTTTTGTTTCATCAATGAAAACCTTTCCACCAACTAATGATTGAATATCTCCCAACTCATCAATTTGAGCATCACCAAAGTTCGGTGCAAGAATTACTGCACATTCAACAGTTTTATTCATGACATTCATCAAAAGATTGTTAAGTGCTGAACCATCCATTCCTTTACATATAATTAGAAGAGGTCGGCTTTGGCTTGCGGAATACTCAAGAAGGGGCATAATGTCCTTAAATTGCCTCAATCCCATGTTTGACATAAATATAATAGGATTATCAAATTCAACCTTGCCACTTTCTGTATTACACATAAGATGGCTTAAAAATCCTTCTTGAATTTCCATACCTTCACGGAGAATTAATTGCGTTTGATAATTATTTGATTCTTCAACAGTAACTACACCGTCTCTTCCTACTTTAGATAAAGCCGATTGGATTAGTTCGCCTAAATGCGAATCATTATTTGATGCAATCGTGGCAACATTCTTAATATCAATGTCTCTAACTTCGAGAGAAATTTCATCAAGCCAATTAATTGTAAATTCCTTTAGACTCTCCATCAACTCATTAAACTGATGAACGCTTTCTTTTGGAGGATTGTTATACAAATTATTACAAAAAGCCTGTGCTAAAATACAAGCCGTTGTTGTTCCATCGCCTGATGAATCCTGCGCTTTACTGGCAAGATTCTGAACTAATTGAACTCCCATTTGAACATAAGGGTCTTCATGGGAAACGTATTTTGTAATCGTTACACCGTCATTAATCACAACAGGAGGATTACCCTGCAAAATAACTGTTTTTGCTTGTGGCCCTAGTGTTGGCTTAACCGTATCAGCGACCAAATTGATTCCTTGTAGTAGTTTTTCTTTGACTTCTTTACCTTTAATAATCAAAATCATTCCTCCTCTTTCTTTTTCAAATCTTCTTTTACTTTGCGGATAGCCTTTTTCCACTTGCTTTTCTCTTCATCTGTCAAATCTTTAATCATTCAAACACCCCTAAAATATTCTCAGTAGGAACAAAAATAAATTCCTCATGAGTGATGTGTCTATGCCTATCATCAAAAAGAACGGTCTTTCCTTCAATATCAGGAATACTTGGACATGAATGGACAAGTCCTTTTCCATCCGTTTTAACTTGAATGCCTAAACTTGATACTGAGTTCTCTAATTTAATAATAGCAAAATTACCTACCGCTTTCATTCTTCTTCACCATATCCTGCAATACGAATCCAACGCTTCTTAGAAACATCATTTTCATCAACAAAGGTATAAACATGAGTTTTGTAAAACTGTTTGAGCATTTTATCTCGCTCTGTCTTCTTTGACCAAGTAATACCCTTATCTTTACGCTTTTGGTTTTTATCGTTTGGGTGGTTTTTCATGTGTCTTTCCCTTCTTTCAAGAACAGTCATTTGTTCAAATGGCATTGGCCTTTCCTGATACTTTGCGGCTGTGCTTAATCCTCTTTTTATTGGTTTTCCTTTCATTCTTCTTCACCTCTTCTAAAGGGCCACCCGTCTGGACAAAAACTGTTTAACATAAGACGGATGAATGTTTGTGTTTTTTCAAAGCCCATTCTTCGAGAATTAACGACTTCTTGAATTATTTCGACCACATATGGAAATTTCTTTTCATAGTTTTTCCAGAAAGTAGAATCGAGCATGTCTTCCTTAAGTTCTGCAAATCTTTGAGTTTCATATTCTTGCTTAAACTCACGCCAAGAGAAAAAAAGACCTTTATCCATACAAAAAATAAAGTCTTTTAATTGAACGTCTTTCCAACCACCAGTAGTTGATTTTTCTTGGCGAGGGTGAGTGTTTTTGAAACGAGGCCATTTCTTCCGCAAGTCTGCAAGGATTTGTTCTCGTTCTTCATCAGTTAATTTATTCCACTGCTTCATGTTCATTCTTCTTCACCATACCATTCTTTTTTACTCACAGTTATGATTCCATCGTAGTTTTTACACTCATTACAAGTATAATAGCCCAAATCATCATTTACTTCTGTTTCACAGAAAGTGCAGACTACAATCTTCTCATCACCCCAAGTTTGAATTTCAAACGACTTATTGTTTTTGTAGATTTCAAGTTGTTCTGGTTCTTTTTGCGACCAAAAACCATAGTGGCCTTCTCCTCCAAGAACATAAGCAGTTTCCATAATTGGTCGCCATTGTGAAACAGTCCGAATATCAGTTCCACTAAAATAAGCAGCACCAAATGGATGAGTATGAATCCAACAACGAATAGGAAGAGTCATTCCCATTGGTGGCTCAAAAAACTCAACATATCCTGGACTTCCAGTAGAAACAAAACAATTGTTCTTACCGTCAATAACCACCTGAACTTCTAATCCTGGAAGCATTACAGTAGAACATTCCCAAATTACCTGATGAAAATCTAAATCATGCATAGCCACATCAAGAATATCTTCTTTTGGGCCTTTACAAGATTTAAGATGATTCTGTAAAATCGTATCAAAAGACTGAGTAATGGTTTTTTCAACCATTAGTCTCGATTCTTTCAATGATTCAGTATTTGTCCAATCTTTGTGTTCATTGTTTTCCATCTTTTTCGCCTCTCAACTTCTGCAACTTCGCCTTCAACTTGGCCTCTTTCTTGGCCTTCTTTC